CACGCTGTTAGTGGCTGGGCTTTTTAATAAATCTAAATAGAATGTCAAAAGTAATTAGAAAAATTTTTAAGATTGATACCCTTTCTTTACACGAGTGTAAAGATGGGTATTTCTTATATGATTATGTTATTGGTATGAATATAAGTATGAGAGCAAAAACAGAGCAAGACGCTTATATTGAAGCACTATTGTATTATCAAAAGAAATTGAAAGAAGTTAAAAATGATTACAAGCTACTAAATGATAAAGTAGAAAGTTTCATATCGCAATTTGATAAAGATGAATAAATATAGAGATTGGGACGTTTTGGAAGTTTTGCCGATAGGTTGGAAAGTAGATAATTACAGCGGATCTCCTTTAAGTGGATATGATTTTTGCACTGATGGTAAAAGTGTTTTAAATGGTGGTAAAAGAGCTTTAGTAAAGACAATTAGAAAAGGAACGCCACGGATTGAATTTATTGAGCCAAAAAAAGAAACTAAAATAGTTGAAAAAAAACAACCAAAAGAGGATTTTATTTTCCCTGCAAAAACCGTAAACACACTTGCAAGAAAAAAGTTTCAAGAACATTTATTAAAAGAAATAATGTTTGATTTTATGGTTTGCGAAATTGAAGGATGGGATAAAAAAGAATACCTAAACGAAATAAAAAAACTGATAAATGGTATTGATACTTCAAATAAAAAGAAAACCAATGTTAAAAATCTTCCCGACTTATTTAGCGGTGTCGTTCTTTAGCCTTGCCACTAACGTTCTCTCGCTTGGCGAGGTTCAAGAAAAGTAAATCCCTATGCTTCGGTTCAAGACCGAAATTAACAAACACAAAACACACTTTAAATTAATGACAAATGCTTGAATCTTGCCAAACACGTGTTAGCAGATAGTGCATTTAAACGTAAATATTAACAATTAAATTTTATAAAAATGGCTTTAGATTCAAGTAAACAAAAATTAGCAAATCTTATACAAGCGTATGAGAACGTTATTAGAGCAGCAAGAAGCATCTATAATGATGAAGAACTAAAAGATTGGGCAATTCAACATTCTATAAAACAGGATGAAAAAATTTTAGATGTAAAAGAAAAATTAAAATCAAAATTTTCAATTGATTACAATTCTAGTGATGCAAAATCAAAAATAATAAAAGAAGGTTCAAGTGTTGAAGTTTTAGTTGACCATATGGATGGAATGAAAGGTTCAAACGCAATTATTAAAAGTTATTCATTGCCTGCAAATCTTTCAGACATTACAATGAAAAACGGAATGAAAATGAACAATCATAAGTGGCTTACTAATGATGAAGTTAAATTGAAATAGGATAATCCAAACGCCTGTAAATTTTGGAATAATTTTTAAAAAGTAAAGTTATGGCAAAACCAATGACAATGCCGATGAAACCAAAACCGAAGCCTAAACCGAAAAATTAACTTCTGTTTTAAAATGTAACCAGTTCTATTCGGTTCTGGTTGCATTTCTGCTAACGGTTTCGGGCTTGTAGCAGTTTGCCTAAGCGGTTAGTTGGTTCGGCAAATTGCTACAAACCCGTGTTATAAGCTGGTGCGGATTTTATAACTGAATATTAATTTAAAAACAGACGCTTTTTCTTTTCTTTTTTAGAGCGTGGGCAAAAAAAATATGGAACAATTAGCAACAAGGTTACTCGTTAATGAAATAAACAGAAGATTAGATATTATTAATTCTGAAACTACTTATTTACGAGAACAAATGATTAATGACTTATCTAAAGATTTAGAAAAGTTTGAACAAACGGAAAAGTTGAATATAGTAAATGCTTTTGATAAAGGTTATGAAACTGATTTTTCTGATGATGATGAAAATTACACTAAAGGAACAGAATATTATTATGAAAATTATGAATATAAAAAACAAATTGGAACTAACTGCGACCATTATTTTGTACCCTACGGAGGTAAATATAGTCCACAAGGTCAAAAGAAATGCCAAGATTGCGGTAAAATTATAAATTAAAACAATATGAAAAAAGGAGATTTTACAACATTAGGAGCATCAGCACACTCAAAAGAAGAGCGTGAAGAAAATGACTTTTACGCAACAGACCCAAAAGCATTAGAGATATTCCTTGAACAAAGCGGAATAGAATTACGAAATGTTTGGGAGTGTGCCTGTGGCGAGGGGCATTTAGCGGAAGTTTTGAAAAAGAAAGGGTTGCTTGGCAGGGCAAGTGATTTGATAGACAGAGGATACGGGGAAACTGAAAGCAACTTTTATTACTACTCTGAAATTTGGAATGGCGATATACTTACGAACCCGCCATACGGAGATGCTATGAAGTTTTGTCAACACGCATTAGACTGTGTTGATGATGGAAGAAAAGTAGTAATGTTAATGCGTATCCAATTTTTAGAGGGGCAGAGGCGCAAACCTTTTCTTTTGAAAAATCCACCAAAGTATGTGTATGTAAGCAGTAGCCGATTATTACTTGCGAAAAATGCAGACTTCTTGAAATACAATACACCATCGGCCAACTGCTATGCTTGGTACGTTTGGGAAAAGGGATTTAAAGGAGAAACTATTTTGCGGTGGTTTAATTAAAAAAGGAGGGGAAAAAAAGAAAAGAAAAAGATTTTGAGCAACATACTTTGTTTAAAGACTAAACACAGCACTTGCTTATAACGGTTTTCGGCTTGGCGAAGCCGCGACAAAGCGAACCGAGTATTTTTAGCTAGGAAAATGCGACTTCGTGAAAACAAAATTTAATTATTAATCAAAACCAGCGGTTGCGCCAAACCGCGGTTATAAGCAGTAGCGATTTATGAAAACAATTACAGTAAAAGAAGCATTGGAGCAAGGATATGACCTTTGTGGCTATGATGGTTTAGAAAACCAAATGTTAATAAATATTTCAGATTTAACAGAAGATGATTTTTCGCAACATCACGGTGGAAATCTTTGTGTGGCTAAAAAAAATCAACATTCTGCATCCATTGATGTTGATGAAACTATTGATTGGTTAACGGATAGGTATTACGATTTTGAAGGAAATCCCGATGATGATGTACACGATATGGAGTTGTATTTCAAAGAAGAAAAGGAAACGATTGAGAAATTCGTTAACAAAATGAATGAAATCTATGCTAAAAAATGGTGGAGATTTCTTGATTCTGATTTGCAGTTAGTTCCAAATGAAACGGTTTCGTAGCTATTGCTTATAACGATTATATGTATTCATAACCTGTAAACACAAATAAAATCAACATACAAGCCTATGGAAACTCGAAAATGGATAGAAAAGTATTCGATTGATATTCAACTTTTGTATCAATCTGAATCGACACGCAAAAATTACAAAAGTCAAATTTGGTGCTTTTTAAATCACTTCAAAGATGAAGTCGAGCCTAAAGCAATTTCAAATGAGAAAATAAAACTTTGGTTATTGGAAGGAAAAACCATAAACAGCATCAAGCACCGACTTTGTGCGCTAAACTCATTTTACAAACATACAGTTGGAATGCCATCAAAGATTCATAAAATACCATATCCGAAAGCCGATAAGAAATTGCCAATTGTATTATCTCAAGATGAAGTTCAGCGGATGTTTGATGTATGCGAAAATCTTAAACACAAAGTAATATTAGCATTGCTTTATTCGTGTGGACTTAGGGTTTCTGAATTGATAAATTTAAACTGGTCAAATATTGATCGTAGCAGAATGATTATTAATATTATCGCAGGAAAAGGAAAAAAAGACAGACAAGTAATGTTATCAGAATCATTAATTCCTTTACTTGAAAAATATTATAATCAATACAAAACAAAAAATTATATTTTATCGGGACAATTCACAGATCAATACAGCGAAAGAAGCGTAGGGCAAGTTATGAAGCAATTAGCAGAAAAAGCCAAAATAAATAAGAGAGTTTACACTCATTTAATGAGACATAATTGTTTTACTCACATGGCTGAAAACGGAATTGATATTAATCTTATACAAAAACTCGCAGGACATAATAATGTAAAAACCACAATGATGTACACACACGTTTCAGACAATCTAATTTCAAAAATAAATTCTCCTTTAAGTAAAATACGTTTATAAAATAACAAAAATTAACCATCCCAATAAAACGGTAACAAATTGGGTTAAATAAATATATAGTTACCTTGATTTTTACGAAAGGACATACCACACGACAGAAATTGGCGAAAAGTACGCGGCTTCACTAGCAAGGGTTGAGGGTTACGAAAGCAAATATTAATTATAAAAAACAAAATGAAAATAAATCGTAGCATCATTTTTTTTGATTTAGAAACAACCGGAACGGACACCGGAAAGGATCGGATTGTGCAAATTTCAATCAAGAAATTAAACACCGATCACACGCAGCAGATCACAACTTTTTTAATAAATCCAGAAATACCAATTCCGCCAGGTGCAACGGAAGTGCATAAAATTACCGACGAAATGGTAAAAGATGCGAAGCCGTTCAGGAACTACGCACGGGCAATTTATAAATTTATGTACGGTTGCGATTTGTCCGGGTTCAATTCCAATAAATTCGACATACCGTTACTAATGGAAGAAATGGAACGGGCCGGGCAAATATTTTTAGATTGGGATTACAATTTTGTCGATGTTTTTTTACTGCATTGCATTTTAAATCCGCGCACGTTGTCGGATTTGTTCAAAGAATACACCGGGCGAGAAATGCAGAACGCGCACGACGCGCAAGGCGACGTTGAAGCAACCGAAATAATTTTAGCGCATATACTCGAAAAGCATTTCAAAGAAGATACCACGCCGCAGGAATTAGACGAATTTTGTCAAGGCGAAAAAAAACGGTTTGACATTGCCGGGAAAATGTATGTAAACGAAGCGGCTGAAATTATTTGGAACGCCGGGAAATACGCCGGGACATTGGTAAAAGACACGCCGAAAAATTATGTTGATTGGGCTTTGTCCGACGACAAATTTTTGCCTTCAGAATCAAAACGAAAATTAAAAGAAATCCACACTAAAAAATAAATCATCATGGAAAACCAAAACAAAGAATTAGAAGTTTTCAATTCAAAACTCGTAGTTTTAAAGGAAACAACAGACATTAAAAGTTTATTGAAAGCTAACGAGGGCAATTATATCGCATACGAAAACGACGAATATTTAAAACGTAAGTTGGAAAAAATCGCCTACATACACAAAAAATTTATCGATGGAATCGACAAGAAAAAACCATTGACGGACGAGCAAAAAAAAGGGTTGGAAAAAATCAGCAAGTACAACAGGACAACCCGTTACGCGATCCAAAACATTCGAGATCATAATATTTCCGTGATTACAAAAAAGCAAAAAGAGAAAAAAGAATTGCAAAACGGATTTATTGCCGTTATAGAGCCAAACGAATTGTCGGCAGACGCTTTGTTAACCGCAGACGAATTACGCGCAGAAACAGCCGAAAAAGAGCGAAAAGATGCTATTCAATTAATTATTGACAAAGTAGAAGGCGAACTTCAAAAAGTTATCGAGGAAACGACAACTTACGAAATCACCGACGCGAAAATTGAAGAATTCACGAAAATTGCGGACACGGCCAAAGAAACCGAAGATTTTCAGGATATGTTACCGGATTTTAATACAATGGTTTTGGAAAAAACTAACGAATTCGACAAAGTGATTCAAGATTTAACGGGCGCATACGAGTTGACACAATCCAATAAAAAGTTAGACGCGGCCAACTTGAAAGCAATTCGCATGGAAGAACTTTTTGACTACAATTTTAAGTATAAAGGCGAAAAAAGTTTAGGCGAAATGTCCGACGCGGAATATTTGGAAATTTTGAAGCCGCACCGCTTCGCGGCCAGAAAAACCGAACTTGAAGAAATCGGATTTATTTACTACGATTGCGAAGAACACATTTTTATTTACGCAGAATATGAAGAAAAAATTCGAGGTGAGGAAGTCGAAAATATGACGGCAGAAGAATGGAAAACAGAAATTGACAGCATCAAAGATTTTATTGAAACTTCTAAAGCCAAAGCCGTACAAGCGGAAGCCGAAGAAGTTAAAGAAGAAGTTGTTGTTGCATCAGAAGAAATCGCAGATTCAAAACCAGAACTGCAAGCCGTTTCAAATGAAATAACAGCGTCAAACAGCGTAGGAGTTGCTCCGGGAACACCTTCGGGAGAAATACCAAAAGAAACCCACAAAACTTTGAAATTCGCGGATATTCCGGCAGACATTCAAAGCGTCGCAAAATACGTCATGCAGAAGTATTCGGCATTTCAGGAAAACAGAGGCGAAAAACCACTTCACCCGGAACACATACAAAATTTTGTTGACACGCTGAAAGATGAATAAAGTTTTGTTGATATTATTGGGAATCGCGATATTTTGGGGTTGTTCGTTTGTTGTTTTCGTGTCATTGGAGTTGATCGATAAACTGAAAAAACAATTCTTCGATTTTGTAAAAAAAATCGATTGGCAAATTGTCGCGATTTTCCTTTATGGTTTAGCAATAATCGGAATAATGCTGTTCGCATTATATAAAAATCCAAAACAATAATTATGCACGCAGACGTAAACGGCGCATTGGCGCAAATAGAAACAAGTTGGAAGGCTTTCGAGCATCGAGGGCAGCCAATGACAAAAAAACAAGTAAAAGCGGTATTGAAATACGCGCAGCAAGTCGGTTATGAAACAACAGCCGAATTGAAAGACAAAGAAGTTGACGAAATTATTGATAAAATAAAACGTCGTAAAAACCAATAAAAAATGAAAGAAAATATAAAAGAATCAGCGCAAGCGGAGTTTAAAAAATACATCGTAGAGCGCGGCAAAAATTCGGATCACGATATTGTTGTATGGCAGCACGAAATTACGTTTATGGATGCGGTAAATTGGACGCTGAAACACTTAATCGGAAAGCCTTTGTCTTATTTCGATTTTGATAAAGTTACGGAAGGCATAACCGAGCAGGAAAAAATACAAGAAAGTCAAAATTAAAATCTAAAAACAAAAATTATGAAAATCATTTTCAAATGTAACGGCGGAAACGTAATGCGTGAAAACAACGCCGCCACAATACCGCAAGCGGGTTGGATTGTTAAATTATTGGGATCAACATACATGGTAGTCGAAATTTACAATGATTACGACGTGCCGAAGGAAGAAGAAGAAATTGAAGTTCGCGTAATTCCGGTAACGGACACCAAAACCGCGAAAAAGCAAGTTCAGGTTATTAAAGTCTGGAAACAGAATGCCGATAGCCTAACAGCCGACAAAATTTACGATATAGTAAGAGAAACCGAAAAGGATTTTACGATTGTAGATGATGAAGGCAGGGAGAAAAAATACAAACATGAAAATTTTCAGTTCAGAAGAATTTAGGTAACAAAATAAATAATCATCAAACCCGCGTAAATAGCGGGTTTTTTGTTGGGAAAAACTGAAAAGGTAACAAAAAACAAAAAAGTGATAAAAAATGACACTTTTTTGAGTAACAGAAAAACCACAATGGAAACCAAAACGCCGGGACAATCATCAAAAACGAAAAAAGCTAAAAATTACCTAAAACCGCATAGATAAAAAGCCGAAGCAAACCCCAACGGATAAGATTAAACCAAAAATCACATATATTTGCAAGGTAACAAGGGAACAAACTTCATGGGAACAACTGCTTTACCGTTAAACAAAGAAACTTTCTGTCAGGAAATGGCATCGCACGGAAAGCAGATTGACGCGTACAATAAGGCATACAACACCAAGACAATGAAAGCGTCGGTAATAGCGCAAAGAGCGTCGGCGTTAATGAAGCGTGGAGAAATTCTTACAAGGATTTCAGAATTGAAAGAAAAAACGAAAGAAATCGCCGAAAAAAAGTTTGAAATTACGCAAGAGGAAATTGTAAAAAAACTCAATATCCTAATGAATGCGGACATTACAGACTATATAGAGTTCAAAAAAGTTACAATTACGAGAAAAACGAAAGCGGGCAAAACTGTAAATTCTAAAAAAACCGTTTTGCAACTGAAGGACTTGTCGAAGTTGACAAAAGAACAAACGTCGTGCATTGAAAGTATAAGACAAACGGCGCACGGTCCAGAAATAAAACTTTTCGGCAAATATTTAGCAATCGAGAAAATAAACCGGATCGCCGGGTACTACAAAGAAGATTTATCAAAAAAACAACTTTACGATTCGCCAGAGGAACGAATGAACCGGGCGAAAGAAATCATTGAGCAGGCAAAACAATTAGCGGCAAACGCCAAAAAAACCGCTTAAAATGGATTTTTTAGATATAAATTTTGATAAAATTGATCTTTCGCTATTGCCGGACGATGTTTTAATGGAATTTGAATCAATCATTGCCGAAATCAAAAACGATCAGTTACGCGCACAATTAAAAATTACCGGAGAAAGTCAGAACCCAAATTTTAATTTTCTCGTCGAATCGCTGCGAAATCAAAAATATGAAAACCGCTTAGAAGTCCCGGACCATTTGTTAGGAATGCCATTGACCGACGCGCAGCGAAAATTATATACACGGCCATACGTTTCGGAAGGGTTTCGTGGCTGCGTTTTGGAAGGATCGAGTCGATCGGGTAAAACGTGGTCCGGCATCGATTTTATAATTTTCATTTGCTTGTACGTTGAAACCAATTGCAAAATAAATATTGTCCGGGAAACCTACGCGGAATTCAAAGAAACCCTTTACGACGATTTTAAACGCCGCCTTGACGACTTTTATTTACCAAACCCGTTCCACACCGCGAAAGACGTTAAGAGTTTCAAAATAAACGGAAACACGATAAATTTCATTGGTTGCGATAAAGTAGGGAAGAAACACGGTGCGGGCTGCGATTATTTATTTTTCAATGAAATGATAACGATCCCGAAAGCGGTTTTCGATCAATTAGAAATGCGTTGCCGTAAATTTTGGTGGGCGGATTATAACCCTAGCGTTACAGCGCATTACATTTACGATGAAATCATACCACGCGCCGAAATTGGATATTTGCGAACCACTTATTTAGACAACCTAAAACATATTTCACCAGGTGAGTTAACGAAAATTTTAAATTCCGAACCGTGGCTTCCGGGAAGCTATGACATTGTAAACGAAACTGAAATTTACTATAAAGGCGCGTTAGTCGATGAAAAAAACCAACCGCCGCCACACCCGAAAAACGTAGCGCAGGGAACAGCAGACGAGTTTTATTGGAAAGTTTACGGGCTAGGGCTTCGCGGCGCGATGAAAGGTGTAATTTATAAAACAGTCAATTGGATTACAGAGTTTCCAGATATGGGCTTCATTTATGTAAATGATTTTGGATTTACAGCAGATCCCAACGCTTTCGGAAAATATGCGGAAACAGAAACAGACATTTATTTTGAATTGAAGATTTACGAGCCGATAGAAACGCCGGAATTGCTTTCATCAAAAATGTACAGCGTCGAGGCCGAAAAAGGAATTCCGATAATTTGCGACAGTTCCGACAAAATGACATTGGAAAACAAAGGCACGGTTGAAATGGTAAAAGGATTGAGGGCCGAAGGTTGGGAAGCAAAGAAAGTAAGCAAAACCAAATCAATCATGTATTGGATTTTATCAGCGAAAAACAAAAGAATCAATTTCGTTATAAACGATCTTTCGCGACACTTGAAAAAAGAGCAGCAAAATTATAGGTTCATGGAAATTCACGGCATAACGATAAATCAACCGATCGACGGATTCGATCACGCACTTTCGGCAATGCGTTACGGCCACATGGCCTGGAATAGTCCGACAGGCGACATACATTGGTAAAAAGTTATATATTTGCAGTAACAAAACTTTTTTACAGCATGGAAAACACGAAAAACTTTAATGAAGTAACACCGGGCCGCGTACAAACTCTTTTGAATTTTATTGTAGAAACAAAGGACAAAGGACAAAATCACATTAGATTTGAAGAAAGCGAATTTTTAAAATCATTTTAGATCATGGTACCGTACCAACCTCCCGGAAGATCAACAATGATAGAACCGGAAAGAAGCACCAGAAAGCCGACAGAATGGGAATTGATTAAAAATGCCATAGAAAGGAAAGCAGCCGCAGCAAAAGAAAAAGCGGCCAACACCAGAAAAAGACTTAAAACAAAACGAAAAAAAAGAAAATTATGAGAGGCACAGACTTTGAGGGTTCAACGCTTGAATTAGGCAAACCCGAAAACATGACGGACGAACAATGGTCATCATTAAGAGCGACAACAGGAACAGACGATTCCGGTTTTCCGTACATTTTAACAGCATTCAAACCAAGCCCGGAGGACTTGCAGGCCCTTATAGACGGCAGGCCCTTATTTTTGAAAGTTCTAGGGACACAATTCGCGCCCGTTGCGCTTTATACACTTGACGAACACGGGAATTTGAACCCGGAATAAAAACCGCTACAATAGCGCAGATTTTAAAAAAAAACCGTATTGATAATTCAGTACGGTTTTTTTTATAAGTTTGTAAAAATTAACAGCGTAATGAAATTCACAGAACAGGAAGCAATACAGAAGGTAAAAGACAGCCAGAAAGTGCCGGATTGGGTAGTTAATGCGCGGGCTTACCACAAAATTTTAAAAGCAATCGTTCACGGTGATAATTTCCAAAATGTTTTAATCCAGGAGATCGAAAAAATCGAATCAAAAGAAAAAGCATACGTTAGAAAAAAATATTCAAAAGATATTCGGGATTTGCTGCATAGAGTTCTAAAAGTCCGGGACAATGTTTTTGAAGCAAACGGCGGCAGCGAAAAAATATTGATCAATCACAAAACAGTAAAAGAAAATTTCATTCGTATAATTTCATCGTTCAAATCAAACAAATCACTTTTCAAATATTTATCGGAATACTTTTTTCAATTTCTCGATACCGATCCAAACGCAATTTTATTGCTAGAGTACCGGACCGCACCGGACGTTAAATTATATCCTACATACAAAAGCATAAACGACATTCGCGAGTACGAGCCAGACGGCCAACATTGCGAATTTGTGCTTTTCGAGCCAGAATGTAAATTACCAGAAAACGGCGGCACGGAAATAAAGTATTGGCGATTGATCGACGACGCGACCGATTGGACCATTATAGAAAATTCAGGCGTGTTTTTAGTGAGTAAAGAAAGAACTTTTGCGCACCCGTTCGGAAAAGTCCCGGCGTTGATCGTTTCGGACATGGAGAAAGTCGGAACTTATGAAAGACTTTCGCCAATTGAACCGATCGTAGAATTGGCGAAAGATTACGCCCGCGACAAATCAGTATTGACGGTTTACAAATTTTTACAAGGTTTCCCGCTGCATTGGCGATTAGTTTCAAATTGTAAAGTTTGCACCGGAACAGGAAAAACTGGATCACCAAAAACAACTTGTACCGCTTGCGACGGAAAAGGTAAACTTATAAATCGCGACGTTTCCGACGTTGTATTGATCGACAAGCCGACCGACAAAGACGAGCCGATTATAACGCCAGACATTGCCGGGTACATTTCGCCGGATCTGGAAACGTGGACCAAGTACGAGGAATCAATGCGCGACATGGAAAACACCATTTACGACACGATTTGGGGAACGGATAAAGTTCAGACCGCGCAGAAAACCGACAACAAAACCGCAACGGGCGAATTTCTGGACGTACAACCAACAACCAACACTTTGAACGGTTTCACCGACAGCGCGGAATATGTTCACAACACGTTAGCGAATTGGGTTGTAAATTTCGTCGATACAATCAAGGACCGGGCAGAAATTCAATATTCAATCAGTTACGGCCGCAGATACATTTTAGAAAACCCGGACGTTATTTTAGAAAAATATCAAAAGGCCAAAGCACAAAACGATAACAACACAATTTTGGATAAATTGTTAGAAGAATTCGTTTTATCAAAATACAAATCCGATCCGATCATGCAAGAATTAATGTTGAAGAAAATCAAAGTTGAACCTTACGTTCACGATAGCGTTTCAACAATAAAAGATTTGTTAGGACCAAAAGAAGCATATAAAAAAGTCCTGTTTCAAAAGTTCTGGGAGCAGGCAGACATAGAGAAAACACCAGAACAATTAACGGAAGAATTTAACCAATATTTTACATCAAATGAAAGTAGCAAAGATTTTCAGGTTGCTGAAAAAGCACCAAAATGAGGAAGATCCTAAATACGGGCAATGGAACGTTGACGGGGCAAAAGAAGTGGAACGCGAACGCGTAGTAGTTCCAGAATCGTACATTAAGGACATGAACGCGCAGGCCGGAACAAGTGGTTTGCTTTACGTTATTGACGAAAAAGCGACACAGGAACGCGACGAAAAGCAAGCGCAACGCGAAAAGAACGGCGGACAAAGAACCGAAGCGGCTAACATTCCGGCAGCAAAACAGGAAAGCCAAGAAGAAAAAGAAGAACGCGAACACCGAGAGCAGCACACGAATTTGAAACACGCGATCGCTGAAGGTTTCGACATCGACGACACGACAGTTGCAGCACTCAAAGCATTCATTACAAAACATGAAATTCCGAGAGTTGACGAAAAAGCAACAGATAAAGCGTCTTACGTTTCGGACGTGGCAGCGTGGTTGGCCTTACCAATCGCAGAATAAAAACAATTTTCAAATCAAAAGAAGAAAGCCCGGATAATCCGGGCTTTTATTACCTAAATTAAAAACAGCAAAAAGATGAAATTTACTATTGCAGGCAAAGAAGTCGAGGTTGACGACGCGGTATTATCCAAAGCATTGGAAGAAAAAACAGAAACATTACCAATTACAACCGATTTAGTGGTTAGAACACCGGAAGAAGAAACGGCATTTAAGGCCAACACCAAAACCGAACACATGAAAGAAGGCGTTGAGGTTGCGGTAAAAACGGTAAAACGTGAATTGGGTTTAGAATTCACCGGAAAAGACATTAAGGACCTAGCGACGGCAGCGAAAGAAGCCGGAATTGCAGAAGCCAAAATTGCACCAGACAAGAAAGTTGAAAGTTTGACAAAGGATTTGGAAATTGTCAAAAAACAAAATCTGGAATTAGAAAAACGCGCCACAGATGCAGAAGGAAACTTCACATCGTTTAAATCGCAAATCGAAATCGACAAAGAATTAGACGCGGCCATACCTGAAAACGCATTGTTGGATAAAAACGACATGAAAACGATTTTGAAAGCAAATCTTTCAATCGTAATTGAAGAAGGTAAAACGGTTGTAAAAGGCCCGGACGGTGAGATTTTGAAACACGCATCGACAGCCGCGCCGAAAACGGTTAAGGAATCGATAGAAGATTTCCTAAAAACAAACCCAAAATACTTGAAGCCAATCGAGGGGGGAAAAGGCGGGCCAGACAGCAAAGGAGGCGGAACGGGAGGCGACAAAAAGCCGCTAACTGAATTCATAAAAGAAATGCAGGAAAAAGGCATTTCCACGAGTTCAGAAGAATTCAGAACAGCATTAGAGGCCGAAAAAGACAACATTGACGAAGAAGCGTAGGAAATGAAAAACCAAATCGACAAACTGAAAAAGTTGGGGTTTAAAAAATTACCAACTTTGGATTTGTTTTTAGAAGTTCAGCACAACAAATTGATAAAATCTACAGACGAATACAATTTGTACGAAAGCGTGTTGAAATTCAAAAAAGCATTGGACGGAATACCGTCGCCGTTGGATTTTATCAATTACGACTTAGAAGGAAATTTAGTCAAAGACAACGTTCCGATTTTTAAAGGTTGGACAGTCTGCGCCGAAACGAGTTCCGAAACAAAGAAAGTCGCAAAAATGGTAACGCCGGACAATCAATACCGGGTTTATTTCGATACCGCCGACGGGGTTGTAATTATGAGCCACACGCACGGCGGCGACAAAATGAAATACAAAGATTTAGCGTATTTCTTCGAGAATGAATTAAAATTAAATTAAACCAGAAAAGCCAACCATTAACCCGGTTGGCTTTCTCAATTAAACCAGAAAAATGTTTAAAATATACCTGAAATGCCTGTTTCTTTCGGAAGCCCAAAGACAAAGCGAAGATTTGTTAGACAACGACACGCCGTTGAATGAATTGGAAGAAAGGGAAGTAACATTTTACAGCATTGCCGCGTTGTCGCCATACCACGAAGAAAGGGTTGAATATACCAACATTGTAACGGGTTCGACAACCTTTACAACCAGATTGAAGCGGAACGAAATCGAAAAAATAATTGAACAGTATTACGCTGTTTCAAATTAAAATATATATTTGTATCAAATTTCATCTTTTTGTCATAGGCTTTTGACAGGTTATCGAGGCGGTTCTGCTTCAAATTTTCAAATCATTTATTAACAAAAATTCAAAACAGATATGGCAAATTACACACTTGCAAATCTTGTAAAAGCCCAGATAATGTTAGACGGGGAATTCGCAAAAAACGACAATCGTTTCAGACGACCAGACGTTTTTTTAATGTTTATCGGAAGTAACAATTCGTTCTTTCCGAACTACAAAACATTGAAAACGTCGGACACTCGCGCAATTGAGGCTAATTACTTCAAAAGAAACGCGAATTCGCTGACAACGACAGGACGCGCCCACAACCACACCGGAACGGGAAGCGACAGCGGAACACTCAATTTATCGTGGGTAACGTATTCTACAACGTTTTCAATGACGTTGAAACAAGCCGACACGAGCATTATGACGTGGCAAACGCAGTTCAACAACGAGATCGAACAAAAAATCATTGATTTTTCGGACGGTTTGAACACCGCTGCGGTAACTTATCTTTTCGCAAACCGAAGCGGCGTTAACCCGGCTGCGGTGAAAGGAACGTTCGACGCTACGAATGATACTTACGAAATCACGCAGACAAACTACGGAACACAGGCAATGACGATCACGAAGGTTGTCATGGATATTAACAAGTATCAAGGTCAAAAAATGATGGTTGTTGCAGATTCTTTGGCCTGGACGGACTTTTTGCAGCAGGCAGCGCAAGGCGCACAAAACGCAACGAACATGGCTTTTCAATTTTTAGGAATTGATTTCATCCACAATCCGAGTTTGACAGCGACCGCAGCGGCCTTAGATGCAACTTACGTTAAAGGTTTTTGGCTAGTTGTGCCAAAAGACTATGTAGGCTGCTTAGATTGGATTCCGAAGCAAAACAAAATGGGTAAAGAAACGACTGTAAACACTTACGGAAGTTTGAGAAACCCTAACGACGGGCTTCAATACGCTTTCCACAGCTACGAAACACGAGCAGACGGAACGAGCGTAAACGGCCAGAAACAGGACGTTGTTACTCAATCGGAAATTTCGATTGATTTAGCGTTCAGCCACGCGCCAAGTTCTACGGCGAATTCAACGCCAATTTTCGCTTTCGCATTCGTTTAGTATGTACAACAAAGCTATCATATCACAGGCATTATACGGTATCGTTGGGTTAAGACAACCTTTCGATACCGAAAATGCTATATTGGAAACAAGAAACACAACGAGCCGATCGGATTTATACATAACAGATAATGCCTATGTAAAAGTTCCGTACCTGAAGGCAACGCAAGACAACGCAGAAATTACAGACGCAAATTTTAACGATTTGTTGGAAAACATGCAGAAGTCGAGCATTCAAAAGGTTATGAGCGCGGTTTTTTCTCAATCCGATTATATTGATAGAAACGTACTTTACAGATACGCAGGCCAAAAAGTAGAAACCGATGTTTTGCCGTTTGGTTTTGTAGGTTACAAAATTCAGGTGTGCGAAGAAAAAAACATTGCATTTGAAATCAGCAGGGTAATGTTAGATTTTGAGGGAACAGGCGCAATAGAATTGATGTTATTCAATACAGGAAAAAAAACGCCGCTTTTCATAAAAGAAATCGACATTACGACAGATCACCAAAGCGAACAATTAGATTGGAAAGTTGACAATTCCGGCGACACGTACAAAGGCGATTATTATTTAGGCTACATTTCAACCGGAATTAGCGTACAGCCGTACAAACGGAACTATCAACGATCAATCGAAATGAGTTCTTACACTTATTTGGATATTGACAAAATTTGTGTGCCAGGACACGCCGGAAATCAGTTATTCGACGTGCGAACGGTAGGGTTTATGAACGAGGACACCGGATTGAACCCAGATATTACAGTTTATGAGGACTTCACAGACTTAATTATACAAAATGAATCGCTATTCGCAACCGCTATTTATTACGAATTCATCATTGCAGCCATTCAGATTTACGCAGCGACTACAAGAAGTAACCGACTTGAAAGGCTCACGGAACAATTTATATGCCGCGCAGTTATGGAAGTCGAGGGCAGCGGATCAGACGGATTGATTAAAGGCATTCGCCCGGTTTTAAAGTCGGAAATGGTGCAATTAGCCAAAGAGGTTAAGAATTTGAAAGAAGGATATTTTGGAACTTCAATAACAGTTTATACAGCGAAATAATGGCAAACAATCGTAAATTAGGCCCGGTTGGGTTGGACGCAAAATTAGACAAAGCGCAAAAAACGGTTTACGACAAACTTATTGGAACTGTAACGCCGCTGCGACAAGGAATTTGGAACGGCGCAACATTAAACGGTTATCCGCGCTGCGAACCATTACAAAAAAAAGGTTCTGGAACAGCAACCCGGAAAACAATTGAATATTTCAACCCGGCCACGCAGGATTATGAAGAACTCGTTTACGCGGAAGCGAACAAGTTCTTTTTTGTGCTTGAAAAAGCACAGCAGGCAGACGGCAAAGATTTCACCCATTGGACCGCAAATGTAGATTTGTATTTCATGGTGAATTCAAAAAAACTGAAAACTGCAATTCAGCACAACCCGGACGCAGAAATTATCGCGGACGTTGTTAACATTGTCAACAATATTCCCGATTTTAAAGTTAAATCGATCGACACCAAATTTGATGAAGTTTTTCGAGGTTACGATTACGAAATGACAGACACAATGCGACCTTACACCTATTTCAAACTTAGCTTAGTGATTTATCCGTACCGAATTGACGAAACAAATTGTCAGTAAAGACAAAAAACGAGTTTATAAAATAATCAATACATAAAAAAATGACTGATTTACAATTATTACAAGCGCAAGTTAACCTTGTTAACTGCGGTGCTACCGACACAGGCGGCACGGGAACGGCGGGTTGTCGTTTCGATTGGTCCAGAATCAAAACGGTAGAATTAACGCCGCGAAGTTTCAAATACACCAAGCAACAGACTTTGGCATATATCCGGGAGCAACAACAGTTAGGAAACATCATCATTATCAACAATGTTGTTAGTTATGTCGATGCTTCCGCCGATCCGAACATTATCACTCGTGAGGGTTCAGGATTGAAAGAGATCGCAGGGGAAAACCCTTACGAATACAACATGACGACGGATAACGGTTTAGATTTCTACAAGAAATTAAGAACTTACAATTCGTCGGGACAATACAACATTGCGTTGTATGATGTTGAGGGCAACAAAATTTTCACCGAAACAAAATCGGGAGAATTCAAAGGTTTTTCTTTGGGAATGTTCTTCACAGGCAAATACAAAGGAAAAGACGGTTCAAACCCAAGTTCATACGCGACCATGATTCAGTACCAGGACTACAAAGAAATGGACCGGGCCGCGTGGATTGCTTCGGACGAGTTGGATTATTCAACAACCGAAATCGACGGTTGGAATGACACAAAGATTGTGATTGATGCGGTTGCCGTTGGCGACACAACGTTGACGTTTACGCACAAATTGGCGGACAAAACGCACAATGTAGAAGGAACGCTTTTAACAAACTATCTTTTCAAAAAAGATGGTGTTCCATTTACACCAACAGGGACTTTGGACGCTACAACAACGCCGGGCAAACTTATCGCAACAATTCCGGCAGCGGTTGACGGCGAAGTTTACACAGTACAAACAAACGATTCAACATTGACGACTTCGGCAGGACGCGAAATCGCAACAATTGTTTCGCCATTGGGAGTATTGTATAAATCGAATAATGCAACCGTTACAGCGGCGGCAGTTCCGGTAAATCCATTAGCTCCGGTTATTACAAGCAGCCATTTCTTAACCGGAACAATAGGAACACCGTTAACGTATAGCATTGTTGCGACGAATACGCCTACAAGCTATGCAATAGCAGGCGTTCCTTCAGGTGGATTGTCTTTCAATTCAACAACAGGCGTATTGTCTGGAACACCTACCGGATCTGCAAACACTCGCGTTGTTAGATTAGACGCTATAAATGCAAACGGAACGGGAAGTATTTACCTTGAAATCAATATTTCATAAAGTATTTTTCGTAGAAATTTAAAACCCTACTCTATCAATTTTTAGGGTAGGGTTTTTAAATTATAAATTATGCCAACACCATTAACAAAAAAAATCGAAAGTTTGGATTTCCTGATTGCGAACGTCGCCAATCAATCGGAAAAAATAATTTATGCGAATGAAGATAAGATTATAGATTTGAACCTTTCACAAATCGAAAAAGGGCAGGGAGCAGACGACAGGCCATTGATAAACGAAAACGCCGAAGTGTATTCCGGCTTTTATACAGCGTACACACAAAAGAAAGCGGCCAAAGAAAATCCGATTTATCCGAAAGTTGCGGGAAAACTTTATAATTTCGCCTGGACGGGAGATTATTTAAGCAGCTATAAAGTAGAAGTAAAGGACAATGCTTCAAAAATAATAATTCGTGCCGCAGACAAAGGATATGGCGGTAAAAAAGCATTTTTAGACGGTTACAGCAATATTGAGGGACTGAATAAAAGAAATATCCGAAAATTGGACTACGAAATAATCAAACCAGAATTACAAAAATTCATAAATCGCTATATATAATGCAGTACGGACAGAAAAAAAACCACAAAAGAAAAGATTTCCGAAAAGAAATATCGATCGACGACGCTTCGCAAAACTTAGACGACATTTTTTTGTACAATTACGATATGTACCGAAAAACATTGGATTTGAATTGGTTGGTGAAAACATACACCGGAAAAGAGAAAAAAATAAACCCGGACCTATTGCGGGCCGTAGAAGAAAATATAAATACGTTGTATTTCAACGCGATCGCGGACGACAAAACCAGAATTCGCATTGAAAAGACGGCAAAAATACATTCGTTGGTTACTCGATACGACGGCTTAACAGCATTGATGCGGGTTGTGGCGAAAGGGTTTGAATCGGACATTGACGACCAGGAACGCCGGGCAAAATTCATAATGAAAATCAATGAGTATTTGGTATCGTTCAAAATCCGTGAGAAAATGGAAATCATGGCCGGACCTTACGACGATTTGGAAAAATTGGCGAAAATCAACAATATTTTGCAGGGCGTGAAAACGCAAGTCGCAATTATCATGGATGAATTGAAAGACGACGGAAAAAAAGAATCGCTTTCATTGAACAAACAAATGACGATCGTTGCGCTAGGTTTGGGACTGAATTATGAAATAAATTCGAGAAAAACGACAGTTCAAAGGTGGATAGACTACGGGGAATTAATGGCAGAAAAAGCCGCTAAAAACTAGCATTATGAGCGACGAAATAAATAGTTTTATAACCAAAAAGGCCATTGACGAGTTAATTTTAGCACGCAAGGAAGCCAAAGCATTAGAAGATCAATTACTAGAAACAGCGGACGCGCAGTTAAAAGCGGCGGCGGCTAGTGGTTCGATAAAAACACCGTCCGGCCTAAATGATTTCACCGAGAAATTGAAACAGCTAAACGCTGCATTGAAAGATCAGGAAGGATTAATTGCAAAGCAGCAAGGCCAGATTGATAAATTAACCGAAAAACTAGCGAAAAACAGCATCGTTTTGAAAGGCAATATAAAATTGTCCGATGAAGAACGCGTTTCGCGCAGATACGCACGCCAGGAAGCCGAAAAACTATATAAAGCGACAACGGATCTATTCGGCGCGTACTCGAAATTATCGGCGCAAGTTGCCATTGCATCAAAAACCTACCAGGACATTTTAGTACGCGGACGACTTGCGACGCAAACACAAAAAGAATTTGACAGGGAATTAGCGGTTGCGCGATCTGAATTTCAAAAACTTCAAGCGCAAGTATTGGCAGCGGACAAAGCCGTTGATAAATGGAGCAGAACGGGCGAACGTTCAATAGGAATGTTACGAAACTTATTGGGCGCGTTCGGAATTTCAACGGGCGTTCAATTGTTTGCTCAAATGTCGAAAGAGATTTTTGAACAAGTAAAATTATTGCAAACTTTAGATAAATCATTTGAATTAATAACAGGAACAGCGCACGAGGCGGCATATCAATTTATCTTTCTACAAGATATTTCTAAAAGATACGGACTTGAAATAAATAGCCTTCAGGATCAGTTTACAAAATTCTACGTTGCCGCGAAAGACAAAGCAAGTGGCCGACAAATTCAACAAATTTTTGAATCAGTTGCGAAAGCGGGCGCGTCATTGGGCTTGTCAAATGAAAATTTAGAACGAACGTTTTTAGCGTTAAATCAAATGTATTCCAAAGGCACGGTGCAGGCGGAAGAACTAAAAACCCAATTAGGCGACGCGTTGCCCGGAGCGATCGGAATTATGCAGCGGGCATACCAAAAACTACACCCGGAGCAGGAAGTAACATCGAGGTTCTTTCAAAAATTAATGAAAGACGGAAAATTATTGTCGTCGGAAGTATTGCCAGAATTTGCCCGTGAACTCGAAAGGACTTACGGTATTAAAAACGTTAAAAACATTGACAACATCGTAAACGCTCAAAATAGGCTTTCAAACGCATGGGTTAATTTTATACGTCAAGTACGGGAGCGAAGCACGGGCGGTTTGTTTCAGGGGATTTTAAATAGGTTCGGTAAGGATTTAGATAAATTCACGGAATATTTAAAAACAGACGAGCAAAAAAGAAAAGAATATTTAGATTTAGTAAGATCACGCGCGAGAGATTCGGCAGGGATATTTTTAGAAAGATATAAAGACGCGCAGGAAAAAGAACAAGTTGCAAACGACTTGATTTTAAAATTAGAAGAAAGAGCGCAAGGCATAACCGATAAAATTCAGGGGCTTGCCGCTAAAAACAAAGAAATACGGGCAAACCAAAAGTTTAGCCCGTTTGGTCAATCCGACAAAGATTCGGCGGCGAAAATTTCGGCTAACAATAAAGCGATACAGGAATTAAACAACCAACTTGCCAAAACATACGGAAAAATCGACGGGCTGCGCGATGCTGCAAAAAACACTTCGGACGATGTAGCAGAAAATGAAGTTAAAAACCTTAGAGAGCGCACCAAAGCCAACAAAGATTATTTGCAAAGTCAATATGAGATCATAAAATTGCAGTTGGAAAACGCCATTAAGTACAACACCGCAATAATGAATGATGAAACGCAATCTTTCGATCAAAGAAAACGCGCTTCAATTCAGTTGGTTGCCGATCGCATTCAACTTGCGGAACTCGAATACAAAGAGGAATTGCGCCGCAACGAATTCAAAATGAAAGACGATTTGCGGGTAAACGAGGCCGAAAGGCGAAACGCCATAAGTCAGAAAGGCGCGACCGCAAAATATATCGAGCAGATCAACAACGACGCGAAAGAAAAGGAAATCGGAATTGTAACCGACGCGGAAAATAAAAAATTGTTGGCACATATTAAGTACGCCGATCAGCGCAAAACGATTTACGACGACATGGCGACGTACTTAAAAGGCGTTGAGGAACGAATCAAAGACGCTACAAGCGTGAATTTGGTAAACGCCGGGCAGTTGGGCGAAGTTAAGGCGTTACGCGATTTGATGCAGGCGGTGAACCGAGAAAGCACCGAAAAAGATTACAAAGATATTGAAGATTTGAAATTGCAAATCACGCGCAACACTTCAAAGGAACTTTTGAAAATCCAGATTGAAAGAAACAAACAATCGATCAATGAATTTGAGAAAAACGCCTATGAGCGTGAGCAAATCGAAAAACGAATTGAATTGCTTCGCGGAAAAGGCGCGTTAGACAAGCAGGAACAAGACGAGGTTGATTACTTGCAAAACGTACTTGACGAAAAGTATAAATATTACAATCTGGATTCGGAAGCATACGCTAAATTGGTTGCTGAAAAAATCCGTTTGACTACGCAGCAGTCAGAAGAAGAAGCCAAGTTAGAAGAACGCCGTATTGCCAGAATAAAAAGATTGCAGGAAGCTACCAAACAATACCTGGACCAATTTCAGCAGGGATTTGTACAAAACGCCGGGTTGGGAAGTTTGAACAAGTTTTTCGACAAGAATTTTGACGAACTCACCGGGAAATACAAAAGCACGTTTGAAAATCTTATTGAAGGTGCACACAGCACCGCCGAACAAATGGCCGTTGCGTTTACAGCGTTTTCAGAAGTCGCAAAAGAAGTTGTTGCGTTTCTCGATCAGGGTTCGCAGGCATATTACGACAATGAAGCGATCAGGTTAAAAAATCAATACGATTTGTCGATGAAATACGCGGGTGATTCCGACGCGGCAAAACAGGAAATTGAAAAAGACTACGCAAAACGCCAGGTTGATTTACAGCGCAAGGAAGCGAAAGCGAAAAAGGAAAACGCAAGGTTCAGCACCATTATAAACACAGCGCAAGGCGTTGTTTCTGCGTTAGCGAGTACGCCGCCGAACGTTCCGTTGTCTATTTTGATCGGATTGATTGGCGCAGCGCAATTGGCCGCGATCGACGCGCAGCAAATACCGCAGTATTGGAAAGGTGGTGTTACTGAAAAAGACGGTACTGTAATGGTAAACGATGATCCGCACGGTAAGAAAGGCGCAAATTTCAAAGAAGTCATAAAAACGCCTTCAGGGAAATTAATGTTTCCACAAATGAGAAACCAATTGATGAATTTACCGAAAGGTTCAGAAGTTTTCCCAGATTATGAGGCGTTTTTGAAAAGCGCGAACAAAATGTTAGACGAAAACGGAATTGACCCTATGCCACAAATAAGAACAATTGTTTTGAAAGAAAAGGGCGGCGCGGATTTCCCGTTGAATGAAGTCCTAAACGGATTTAAAGGATTGGAAGAAGCAATTGAAAATCAACCGGGTTTTATTGTAGAAGTCAATGAATATGAAATTCAAAAACACTTATTGCATAAAGCAAAAAAAACCAAAATAGAAAATTCACGCATCAAAATAGAAAGTAGAAATGTCTAACCCAATAAACACAGGTTCATACAGGCACTATCTTAATTTCAAGAAATTGAATTTAGGAATGATAGAAATTTCAGAACCGATAGGATTTGACGCGGCAAGTTTTGTATTGATGCAGGACGAAGGGCGTTACGGTCGGGACGTTACCTACATGAATGAAGAAATTTCGCTTTCATTCATAAAAGGTTATTTCAACAGGATTGCAACCGGGTATTACGATCAGTACGGGCGGTTCATTCGGAATTTAACACACGGTTTCGATCAGTTGATTGAATGCTACCAGAAAGTTGAATTTGAAAGCGAAGTTGAATATATTTTAGAGAAAAACGGCGTTCAGTTCATCACCGGAGTTCTGGACGTTTCAAACGCCGAAACGGATTTAATCAAAGAATTCAAATGTAAAATAATCCAGAACACGAAAAAAGCATTGCTGAAACGGCGCAAAGACGTAGAAGTTGACGTTTACAGCGACAAGGACTGCGATTTGAAACCAATTCCGCCGTTACAGCCTGTAAATATTTTGCTCTTAGCAAAGCCAGTTTATCAAATTTCTGTTTGGGAGAAAAGCCCGCAGGTTGTTTTAGATTCCCTATTACGATACGGGAATTTTGCCGTTAATATCACGAGTTCAGGAATTGACGACACTTTGACACCGTTTGACAATTACCCGAACCTGACAGGATTAACCGATACGATCAATACGTTGAAGTACGTCCGGGCGTTGAATGATTTGACAGGCGTAAAACTGAAAATAGATTTAACCGGATCTTTGGAGTACATCACAAACTTTAATGTTTTAGGAGATACCGACGAATCAGTTAGATTGTCATTGAATTACGTTATTTTTCAAGAACCGTATTCATTCGGCAGTGCGTTTCCGGATACTCTTTGGTTTAAAACATTGGGCGGAAATTCAGCGCAAAGTTTCGTATTACCGACACTTTTAGAATTTGATTTGCCAGACGTTCAAAATGGTTTTTGTTTAGCAGTTTGGTGGGATTGTCATCACATACACACCGATCCGGTAGGCGACGAAAATCACAGACCATATGTAAAATTCAACACTTTGAAGCAAACCATTTCCGCAACGTCAACGGCTTTCAATTCAGTTATAAAAGGCGTTAGGTTTTGTGATTATGCAGAACAAAACACAAAATCAATTGCTGGAATGTCGTTAGATGCTGCTTTGTATCAATATCGAGGCAAACATTACAACAACTTTGTTTTCAATGGTTACGGAATTCGTCAATTTAACAAGCCATTTTATTCCATATTCAAAAAGAATGCAGAACAGTTGCGCGAAATAAATGGAGATTTTCAGATAAATGAAAACAGGATTATTTTCGATAATTTCAAGGGATTTTATAGAAACGTTGATATGGGCGGACTTGTCGTATTACCTGATGAAAAACAAAAGCATTCAGTAAATCAAAGGTTCACTTTTAATACGATTGAAATAAAATTTAATGAATTCGAGCAGGACCGGGACGAAAAAAATACTACGGATTCAATTCACACACAGGCAAAATACTTAATGCCTAGCAAACAGGTAGAAAACAACAAGGTTATAGAAATACCTTTCATTCGAGATCCATTTGCAATTGAAGCAGCCAGAAGGCAAGGAATTATTGAAAAGCCTACAACGTCGCTTTCAACCGACGATAAAGTTTTTATGATCGACGTTGTGGAAATTGCACCGAATGAAAGTTACACGTTTTCGACAATGGTTTTGTTTACATGGAATACGAGTTTAAACCAATTGACAATAAGCAATACCGGTAATTTTAATTGGTCATTGTTAGGAATTGGAAGCCAATTTAAAATACTTTCGCCTGTAAACGTTGGGAATTACAACGTAGTAAGCACGACTTTGAATAAAATTGTTCTTTCGCCAATCGGTACAATACCGCATACCAATGGTGAAAAATATGCAAAGTTTTTCTTTTACTACGGCGCAATTCAATACAAAAACAGGACCGACGAAGGGTTTACGATACTTCAGAACCTTTTGAGTTCTGGAAATTATTCAAACCTGCGTTACAAGATCAGCGACATTGCGGATAATTGGGCGGATTATTTCAAAACCGCGTGTATTGGAAACGAAACCGGATTTATAAAAAATACCTTTTTCAAAAACAACGGGAAACTACGAAGCGAATTCGCAAACGAGCGCATCAGGATTGAGGAAGAAAATTTAGACATTGCGGGATTAGAAGATAAAATACTCACGGCTAAGGAATGTAAAAGCACCTTTACGCAGCCATTTGAAGAAACATTGCAACTTTTCCGGGACGTTCTGGAAGTTCGCGGATTTAAAAGAGTATTGGGTAACGATGGAAAAATAACGAAACAGTATTTCAAAAAGTTAGGATATGAGCCGCCGACTGAAAAATTAGAAATAATCGGGGAAATCAAAGCCGAAAGCGAATACGTTACTATTACCGGGACGAAGTTTGCGAACATGACTATAAATGCAGCGGACGGCTACGGCGATCAGTTGATTGTAGGGAAATGGTTTAAGATTTTGAACGGACATTTGACCATTTACGACAAAGACAGAATTCCGGTTATAAACTCGACTGCTATTGCCTACGTGAGAGTGAACGGCATAACGTACAACAACGCGGTTGATTTAACCGACGCATTAAATATTTTTATATAAATTTGCTGACATGGATAATTCATTTATAAAGTTACAACCGACAGCAATAAAGGCCCTAACGTTAGGCGACAGCCCGTTAGCGGACCGATTGTTTTACGAATCGATTGTATTACACCCGGACGAAAAGTATTGCCAGATCACCAACGTTCAGAATATCATTGCCGGGATTGACGAAGGAATTGTTTTCAATGGAAATTACAAGGTTGAAATTTTCAATTTATTGGGCCTTTTTTTACAGGACATTACCAATAAAACGGCGGTTTATGAGTTCACAAACAGCGTAACCGGGATTCCGCAAATATCATTCGAGTTTACAACTTTGGGCGTAGTATATTACACTACGCCCGTTGTCTTTAAATTCACGCATTTAGCATCGACGAAGGTTTTCTATTCAAACCCAGTCCTAATCACGGACGAAATAAAAGACACGATACGTTTGGATTTCACGCATTACGATTACTTCAACGGAAAAGATTATTTGACCGTGCCGTTTTACGAATCAATCCGGGTAAAAGGATATTTCGACAAAGCGAATGACGACAGCGAAATAACGTCATACCTGCAAACGACCGGGCGGAAAATCGGGCAGCGGTCAACAATTGTAATACCGCACAATTTCAAATCGGAATACCTGAATGAGCATACGCACAACGCTTTGATTTATGCCATGAAAAGCGACGAAGTTTACATAAACGGCGAGCGTTCGACATTGCCTGTAAACATCAAAACGGGCGACCGGGAAAGTTTTTCAAACATTTTCAAAGGGCAGTTTGTGGCAAGCATCGACAAGTCGGAAATTTACGTTCCTGAATTTCAGGTTTTCCAGAAATTAGCGATCACCAACAAAACACCGAATAATATTTACACTTTGGCGAACTTGCCTGCGGATCTGAATATTTCATTCAATAGAAATGTAGCATTGGGAACTGGTAAATTGTATTTGTACGACAAGGCGACAGATTTTGTTATTACTGATTTTTTGGTTTCAGATTTCACACAGGTAACGGCAAGTTCTTATAAAATCGTCAGTTTTTCAAGTGCCGTGCCGGGTAACGGTGAATACTACATTAAATTTGATTCAGGATTATTCGTTTCAGTTTTCAACGAAAATATCGAGATTAACAGTAAAACGGATTGGACTTTTTCAGTACAGGACGGGGAGTTTGACGCAACAGAATTTGACACAACAGAATTTTTAACAGTATAACAAAATGGCAAAGAAAGCAGACATTATAACATTTTTTAATTCGACATTGACAGTCGTAATTAATATCGTAAAGGTAAAACTTTGCCTGAACAAGATTTTAGACAATTTCTATTCGGCGGAAGTCGTAGACACGTCAACGGCGCAAACCTACACAACCGCTGAAAGCAATACATACTTTCCTTATTCGTTGAGGCTAAACAAGCAGGGCGGAATTACGAAAATAGACGGGACAATAGCCAATTTGTCAACTTTGATTTCATCAAATCAAAGGATTTTTGAATTTAAGCCTTCGGAATATATGCCTAAAGAAGATTCCGGCGCAATTGGCGCGACAGTAACCGCCAAAGGAATAGCGGTCGATCAGGCAAACGGAAATCAAATATTATTACAAATCACGAATGACGTGGACGGAACATATTTGGAAGTCGTAGGAACTTTCCCGACAAACGATACCGGGAAATCATACAGCATCGTAAGTTTAACCTATAACACTAAAGAGTAATGGCAGACGTAAACGGAATTTTAATCAACAAAAAAAAATCGGAACACGCCGAAAATCTAATAAATCCGAATTCAACTTTTGACAGGGATTTAGTTTGGACCGTGAACGGAAGCGGAACGGTTACGCATTCAGGGGACAGAGTGTTTGCTGGGAGAAAAGCGTTAAAAGTCGATTGGACCGACATGACTTCATCGTTAGAATTTTATACCAACGATCAGCAGGTAACAGCACCATACACCGGATATTATCAATTCACGCATGAAATAAACGAGGTTTCGACAAACCCTACTTTACCGTGCGGTTTGGATTATGAAATTAAGTTTTTCAAAAACGGAAGCGGTTCACCTTTTCAGGTTCAGCAGCAAGCAGCAGATTCAAACACAACCCGGAACAAATGGAATTGTTTTTCACAAAGAATATTTTTGAACCAGAACGATGTTTTGACGTTCAAAATTGAATTCAAATTCGGGCAGGAATTGTTAGGTTCGGTTGTTCATTATCTGGACGGTTTCAAATTAGAATTTGACGATAAAAAACTGAATGGAGTTCCAACAATTTACACAACGCCGCTACCGATTGAAGGAACAGCGGCTTTGACTTTTCCAAGCGTTGCGGCAGGAGAAACGCAAGTTTTGACAGCAACAGTTACCGGGGCAGTAGAATTCAATACGGTACGTTTGGGCGTTCCTTTCGCAAGCCAAAACGATAATTTGCAATACAGCGCGGAAGTTACGGCAGACGACACGGTAACGATCAAATGTTTCAATTCGAGCGCAGCCCCGATAGTTCCAACAACCGGGGATTTCACGTTTAAAATAGACAGATAATGTTAACAATTTACAAACATGGCAGGCTAAATTTCGAGCATATTGCACCGGAATTGAATTACGATTTATTTCCGAGCAGGTTTTACGTTGATATTTTGAACGATTTTTTTCAAATCAAAGAATCAGGCGGTTCGCTGCATTATAAAATAGCGTGGCAAAGCGTAATTATCAATGATTTGACTACATCGACGGTTTACACGCCTTCCTCGAAACAAAATTTGATTAACATTTTGGTAATGATCGAATATCAGGGAATTGTTGATCCGGCAGTTGTTACAAATAACGGACAGCGGATTATTTTCAGGAAAAACGACACGCTCGAAATCAACGTTACAAACGCGTACATGAATGCAAATTTTGACCTTTCAAACCCATTGGCAGCGGATTACGGCTACGGGATTAATGAGCGCGTAGGTTGGAAAATTGATTTCAGCAAAAGCGAACGGGTTTCAGTTGGTTACGATCCTACAAAATACCCAACGTTAGGTTTTAAATTCGGTGAGGAAAAGCACACGATGATAAAAGAAGAAATGTTTCCACACGATCACGATTCAATTTTATTCAACAACGGGCAGGGAATAGGGAACGATCTTGCAATAGGTCCGGTGAAAGTGAATAAAATTATTTCTTATGCGACAACCGAAACGCGAAAAACCAACAAAACAAGCACGGAAGGCGGGGAAATAATTTCAGGAATAAGACAGGCGCGACCGTTCAACATCATGCAGCCTTCAATTGTTCGTTTGACAATCGAGCGTCTGGAAGATTTGGTTATTTTGAACGGAACGGTTTACAACATTTCAGACATTATCGACAGCGATCCAACCAACACAACGGTTGTTGGTCCGAACGGTGGGATTTACACGCCTTCGGGCGGTTCTGGAAGCACAACGCCGACGCTTTGGGGAACTTTTAAGAGAATTAGAAAAGGCTACGCCAACACAAACCCAATGACTATAAATGACCATGAAGCAGGGGACATTTACGAAGGCGGAATTGACGCGGCAAACTATTCGTATTGTTCAGTTTTGAAAACAACGGGCGCATCATTGACAAATGAAGCAAATTTTGACCATTACTTAACAGTACCAATACCGTAACTTTAATTTTTTTTATATGAATCCTTATTTAAACCCACAGATTGTCGAAGAAACGTGGCATCCTACCGGAACGCCAAATGTTTATATGGCACAAGACGGGGTTGGAATGGAACTGAATACATACCGAATTGAGGTATTGGATTCGGGCAGAGTTCCAACAGGCGACCCCGCAATTTCAGAACAAACAATAACTATTAAAAGAACCCTTTTACAAAACATTTAAAAATGAAAAAGACACTTTACATTTTATTACTCGTTTTTTCAGTTTCAGTATATGGACAAACGTGTACGGCTGTTGGAAAGCCACAAAACAAAACAATGGGACTTTGCGCCCCAGATTTAGGAACAACTTCAATGCCTGTAATTGTATGGGATTCGGCAAGTTCTTCAAAATATTTGAAATATCTTGATTGGGCTTCGGTTTTTGCAGCATACGGAAATACTCAAACATTAGCAGAAACTTTGACAGAGGACAACAAAACAGGCGAAAATACAATTATATCAAATAATACAAACAGTGAATTATCGGTTTTAAATGCCCGTATAAAATTAGACTATAATGGGAATTATGTGTTCATAAATAATGATTCAATTTCGATTAAACATGACAACATAATAAAATTTTCAGCGCCTACGGTAGCTGTTTCAGACGCAACAACAGGTGTAGGAAACAATACTTACGTACAAGGAAATAAGGTTATAGTATACGATGCTGACGAATATATATCGCATGAAAAAAACAGGATTCAAGTAGGTGGAGTTTCAGGAGGAAGTGTAGATGTTACTTTTACAGACCCGACAGGGAGTGGTGCGGGTAAAATAAACTTTCCAGATGTAGGCGATAGTGTTAAGAATGTATTGTACGACGACTATGTGCCGGAAATTCCAACACTACAACAAGTAGCCGACGAGAATAATTTACTTACCGACCAGGGAATTAATTTCGATTCTGTATCAAATCCAGATTTGCAAGCCGCAATAGGTATAAACGGATTGGACTTTATTACCAACGCAACACCAGATACCTATCAATTAAGTTATACATCGACAGGTGTGCTAAATGCTATAAATTCAAACTGGACACTTCTTGAGTTTGAATCACCATCGGCACCCGCAGGCGAAGTCATAGTTAAAGACACCGGTGGAACAGTGAAAGTTTTGGCTTTTACATCTGATATAGTCCCAACACCAATAAACGCATCAGGCGACGGTACGACGATAACAGCAGGAGTGATAGACCATGGAGACATAACACCAGATTCTGTAAATTCCACAGGAAATATATCGTCAGGCGGAAAAATAGTATCATTAGGTGAGGCGCAAATAGGAACTAATTTAACAGTTGGTGGCAACGCTACAATAACCGGAAATATATCCGCTGCAAATTACCCGCAGGATTTGACAACAATATTAACGGCTACTATTTCAAATGGAGATACAACACATGCTCCTAACGGAAACGCTATATTTGATGCGCTTGATTTGAAAGCCAATTTAGCAAGCCCAGCACTGACAGGAAACCCAACAGCGCCGACACAGGCAATAAGCGACAACACAACTAAATTGTCAACCACTGCTTATGTAAATAACGCTTTGACTTACGTTACGCCTGAAATGTTTGGAGCGGTTGGCAATGGCACAACGAATGACGCAACGGCATTACAAGCTACAATTACATACGCCTTAGCTAATAATAAAGCTATTTATCTGACTTATGGAAAAATATATTTGACAGGAACAACTTTAACAACAGGTAGTAATCTTGTAATTGACGGAAATGGAGCAACATTAAAAACAACCTCAAACATTTCAATAATCTCAATTACGGGAGATTACAACATGATTAAAAACGTGAAGTTTTTAGGTAACTCAACAGGCGGTGCGCAAACAGGAATTTACTGCGTCGGTGTTGTAGGATTGAACACATACAGGCTTTCAAACACAATTCAAAACTGCTTTTTTGATTCATTGGCAGCGAACGGAATTTACGGACAATATATGATTGGAAGCTCAACAGGGTCGATACATCAAGGTTCAATGTATATTTTTAATAACACATTCAAAAGTTGTGGAAATGGTATTTTCTTAGACACGCGTGCGGAATATTGCACTTTAGGAGGCAATATATTTTATCAATGCGGTACAGGTGTTAGGTTTGTAGGTGGAAATAATAATATTTATGGAGGGTCAATAACGGATTGCACAGCGGGAATTGCAATATTATCTGGTATTAATGACGGACATACAACCGCTTCCAACGTAAAAATTAATCATAACGCCACTAACATACAATGTACTCATGCTAATAACTGGGTATTTTCAGCATGTGTTATTTATGCCGGTAATATATCATTGACAGGTACAGGTAAAACAATTTTTGAAGCTTGTCAATTTTATCTAACTGGAAACACACTTACAATTACAAACTCACCCACATCATTTTTTAATTGTGAATTTAACGGAACGCCAACAACTTACACGCTCACGGGAACAAAACCGATTATGCAGGATTGTTATTCAGGAACTTTAAAAATGATTACGCCAAATACCACTTATATGGAATCCGCGCAACTGCATTTATACCCGGGAACGGCAACAGCGGGAACCGCGCCTTTGAAATTCACATCTGGAACAAATTTGACAACGCCTGAAAATGGCGCGGTTGAATACAATGGCTCGCATTATTACGGCACAACTGGCGGAACGCGCTACCAATTAGATCAGCAAGTATTAAAAGGCAACTACACCACTACGGGAACTGCTACGACTACGTTTACGGTAACGATAGGAACTACGATGGCGAATACAAATTACGTCGCTACACCAGTTCCAAAAAACACGCTTTCGGCAGTAAACTTTTACGTAACAAACTTAACCACTACGACTTTTGACATAGTAACAATGGTAGGACTTACGGGTGCCGTAAATTTTGATTATACCGTAGTTCCTTAAAATCAGTAACCAATTAAATTTTTATATTATGCAAGAATCTTATTCACAATTCATGTCATGGCTTTCTAAAAGAGAATGGGTAAAAGCGTTGCTTATGGCAATTGCGGGCGCAGTTATCGGATATTTCGCAGAAATCTATAACGATTTGGATTTCACAAACTTCAGTACGTTTATGAATTTCGATTTCGTTGGGGCAGCAATTGACGCTTTCCATGATTGGAGAACAATCGTAAACAAAATAATCTTTGCCGCAGGGACTTACGTTTTCGTAACATTTTTCAGGAATTCGCAAGGAAAGTATTTTATCAAAGAAAAAAAAGAATAATCAAAAAAAGCCTTATTTCACGATAAGGCTTTTTTATTGGAAAAAATTTATAAGTTTGTAATTCACAAAACAATAATTTAAAATCATTTCACCATGAAAACAAGAAACATCGTAGGGCTATTGTTCGCAATGCTCACATTCGAAGTTACAACCACATACGCGCAGAAGCAAGCAGCAACAACAACCGGGTACGACTTGCACGCGCAGTCGAGCAACGCACCCTAAACCCATAAACGTTGTTTTCGAGCAACACGATTTTGTTTTTTTTGGGACAACGCACGGCAGGAAACGAGTTTTTGACGTGAGTTTGAAGAAACATAAAAAAATCGGCATCGAAAACCATTTGCCAATACCGGGACTTTAAATCCTTTGATATTCGACAAAAAAATATTTTGACACTAAAACCGCTTCGATTATAGGCGGTTTTTTTATGTCGAATATTTTTTTACTTTTACAAAAATTAACAATTTAAAACACACGAAATGAAAAAATTATTTATCGCTCTTTTACTGATCGTCGCGACAGTTGGAGCAGAAGCACAAACCAAACTTTACATGAAGTCCACGACGTACCCGGCGAACACGTTAGACACGGTTGCAGGAAACACAACCAGAACACAAAGAATTGTTTTGACGGATTACAACGACGTGGTTACGATTCAGCCAACGTTTACCAGAATTAGCGGGACGGCGGGCGGAACGGCAACGCTGCAAGGTTCGATTAACGGCGTAGGTTGGTCAACGATTGGTTCGGCATACACCGTTACAAATTTGGCTTCGCAAACTACATCGTTCAGCGTGAACCCGTCGATTTACAATTACTATCAAATCGTTTACGCCGGAACGGGAACAATGTCGGTTTCATTTACAACGCCCGTCATGGCGCGAAAGAAATAACAAAGAACAATTTTTGAAAAAACCGCTTCACTATGACGCGGTTTTTTTTGTTACATTTGTTTTCAACTTTAAAAATAAAAACATGAAATCAGTAAGAGCAAAATTTGTATGCAACGGCGTAACGGATTACCCGGAAAATCAGCAAAAAACAGTATCATTGACACCCGTCATTGACGGCAGCGAGGAAAACAAATCGTTTGCGAAGTACACGCCCGGCGGAAGTGTTTCGTTAAGCATCAGTTACGAAACAGACGCGGCGAATTTATTTGAAGAAGGAAAAGAATATTTCGTTGACTTTTCCCCGGCAGAATAAAATTTGTTTATATTTACCACAGGTTTAGTTATAGGTTAATAAGTTGGGGCAACTTGAAAAGCATCGGTATTTTATCGGTGCTTTTTGTATTTCACGAAAAAATGTATTGATACAATTTATTCGAGAAATTATATACAATAATCGCGAAAAATTATATATTTGCAGCAGACATGATGAAGCGTTATAGTTAAGTTAGGAAATCCCAGACCGATCAAAAGGAATGGGATTTTTTATTTTAATCGAGTTTGAAAATTATTTTTACATTTGTGGAAATCAAATCGATACAATGGGAATCTTCAACTTTAGTAAATGGTGGGTAAATTTGCCAGACAGTCAAAAAATACTTTGGAATTTATTCATTATGATTGTTGGGATTGTATCGGTTTCATACGCGATAAATTCGTATGCTTTCAAACAAGTTGATTTTTGGAAGAAAGAGGCGAAAGACTGTAATTTACAGTTGATAGTAGTTCGCGATAATTGCGACGCAAAAATAGAGCGCATGAGTATCGACAACGCGAAAGCACTTGAAAATTGTAATACTGAAAAAAATATTTTTATTAAGGACTTCCTGAAGGACGCAAAGCAGCAACGCGAAGCGGCTAACAGAAAGTTAGAAGAACTTCAAAACAAAATCAAAATCAGATACAATGAAAATTAAAATTTTATGCTTGTTAATATTCGTGCTAATATTTTCAACTTCGGCAACCGAAAAAACGCAAATCAACATCGACATTGAAAAAGCCAGAAAAAAAGAGCCGCCGAGTAAGAAAATTGCAAATTTCAATGAAGTCGTACAGGATCGCGACTTTTGGGTTGATTTCAACCGACAGTTAGACGAAACCGCCAAAGAACAAGGCATAACCTTAAATTAATAATCTATGACACCAGAATTATTTGTAAAAACATATTTGCCATTTGCGAAAGCCGTTGAAAAGAAAACAGGCTTTCATTATCTTATTACAATGGCGCAAGGTGCGCAGGAAAGCGGTTGGGGTGAAAAAGCAGTTGGAAACAATTTTTTCGGAATCAAAGACACGGACGGCGTGAACGGAAACGAACAGTTGATTGTTACAACCGAGTTTTCAAAAAGTGGAACACTAAAATTCCCGGTAATAATCAAAAAGATTTTCACCGGAAAATTGTTCAAATACACAATCAAAGATTATTTCAGAAAATACGACACAGCGGAAATCGCTTTTACAGATCACATTAATTTCTTTTTGAAAAACAAGCGTTACGCAACCGCAATAAAATTCAAAAGTGATCCGGTACGATTTTTTGAGGAAATCCAAAAAGCAGGGTACGCAACAGATCCAAATTATGCCAAAAATTTAGAATCGGTAATGCGGTCAGTAATAAAAAGACTTCCAAAATAAAAACATCATGGATAAATTAAATTTTGATTTGGAGAAAAAACCAACGAAAAGCAGAAAAAAACTTTACATCGCAATTGGAATTATTGTTTTTGTATTGGCGTGTTGGATTTTATGGAATAGGTATAAAAACGTTTTGATCAATAAGGTCGTTGAAAAAAACGAAACGAAGCAATCAGACGTAAAATCAAAAATAGTCGATAAGAAGAAAGAAATTGACGATTTAGCAGCAGATTTTACACAATCACAGAAAGCGTTAAGCCAAAAAGCAATCGAAATCCAAAAAACAACGAATTATGAAAAACCAATTATTGAAAATGCTGATTATAACGTTATGGTTGACAGCCTTTCACGCGCACAGCCAGACTAAAGATTTGAACAGCCCGGAGCGCGTCGCAGCACTTTATAAGATAAACGAACAGCGTAAAGCGTATCGGGATCAAATAAAACATTGTAAAAAGGCATCGGATTCGTTGACTAAAATTGCAATTGAATTGGGCGACAAAAGCGAAGAATATGCTTCGCATAATTTAGATTTACAAACGGGACTTGTCGGATTGTTAAAAGAAAATGCCGATTTAGAGTTAGAAAACCAAAATTTAAAATCGAAAAAGAAAAAATTTATTTCGGTAGGACCATACGCAGGGTACGACGTTTTCAAAAATAATTATTCAGCAGGAATAAGCGTCCAATATACTTTTTTTTCGTTTTGATTTTCATACATTTGCGGTAAATCCCCAAGATTAATAATATTAAAAAATGCCTTTTCTTTGTTTTGCTTGGCGGTGAACATCGAAAGGGTATTTTGAATTATGGGAAAAGAAATTTGGAAGCCGATACCAGAATATGAAACGCTGTATGAAGCGTCAACAAAAGGCAATATTAGAAGTATTAGCAGAAATGTAAATTCAGGAAAGTTTAAAATATTTAGACACGGAAGAATTTTAAAGAAAATTTTGCACAAAGTAGGCTATCATCATTTAGATTTATGCAAAGATGAAAAAAAGAAGAAACGGTACGTTCATCGTTTAGTTGCAATAACATTTATAGAAAACCCAGAAAATAAAAGGACTGTAAATCATATAAACGGTATTAAAACAGACAATAGAGTTGAAAACTTGCAATGGTGTACGCATTCTGAAAATACTATACACGCGTACAAAACAGGACTTTTGAAAAAATAATTTCAACATTATTTAAATTTTAATTATATATTTGCCATCACTACACAGTTCTACCCGAACATCGTAAAATGTTTTGTTGAAAATGCCCGTTTCATTGATTCGGGCATTTTTTTTGTCGCAAAAATGAAAAAATATAAAATAAATTATAATTATATAAAATATTTTATATATGTTTGCTCCAACAAAACATTTATACATTCACATCATGGCAACAATCAGGCAGCTAACTACGCCCGCGCCTATTTCTCAAATATTGAGATATTCGCTACACCAAAGACATTTACAGACAATCAACAGCCCGTACACACGCCCGGCGCGTTTCGTCTGGAATCCTAAACCGTCTTTTGTCGATGTTCACGACAAAGCATTTTTAGAACCTCACGGAAAAATGACTAAACAATACCAGGACTAATGAAAAATATATTGAAAATTTTCGATTGTTATTACTTTGAAATAATATCGAAAGCGTTAATGATTGTGCTTTTGTCGATCGCCTTTTTTTTGGCTTACATTTTATGCACGGACAACGCGGATCTACTTTTTAGAACATTAAATAACATTTTACACTAAAACAAAAATGGAAGTTACAAACAAAGAAATCGGAATAATCGCGATTGTCGAAAGGCTAGGGCAAAGCGAAAGAGCGTTAGACAAAGAGCAGCGCGATTACAGCAAATTAGATCGAGATTTTAAACATTTGCAAGATTGCCACGAATCGCAAACCAGACGATACAACGAAATGATCGTTGAAAACGCAGAATTGAAAAAAATAATTCAGTTAGGAAACGAAAATTTAAGTGATGCAATGCTAAACTTGAAAAACGAAACCGAAAAGCGAAAAGCCACAGACAACGCGATCGAGTTGCTTGCAGGGTTGCACGAAAAATTGAAAAAAGAAAAAGCGATCCTTCAGGGAAAATACACCAAATTATTAAACAAAGAAAAGTAGAATTATGGCAAAGAAAGTCCAGAAAACAAAAATAAACCCAAACGTTGAATACACTTTAGACGTTGGGAAAATTGTTGCGAAACAAAAAGAAAAAGACAAAAAATATACGCTTGGTGATTTCTCGAATGAAACCGGGATCGGCTACCAAACCGCGTCGAACCTAAACGGCGAATCGAAAACGCCGCCCGAATGGATCGGACAAGTTGCGCGGGCCTGCATCCTGAACGGCGAAGAAATTCCTTCGTGTATTAAATCTAAAAAAATTGACGAAACCAATGGCTAAAGACTTCACCGAATATTTTAAAAGAAAAGAAGTTGTTCAGCGGTTTACCGACATTTTGGGCGACGACGCGCAAGGGTACATTGTTCGGGTGCTGAATAATATCGAGGCCAACCCAAAAATCAAAGCGGCGGATTATAGAAGTTTGGAAAACGCTTATCTGGTTGCCGCTGCAACGGGTTTGAGTTTTGAGGACTACGCGAAAGACTGTTATATTGGAATTTCAAAAAAGTCGAACAAATGGGTTGCGACTTTCGAGGCGACATATCGCGGGCTTTACCAATTATGCGCCCAGACGGACAAATACGAAACGATAAATTGTATTGGATTTGTTGAAGGCGAATTGATAAGCTACGACCGAATGACGGAAAAAATAAATTTCGATTTTTCCATGACAAACGACGAAAGGAACGAAAAACCGATAGTCGGTTACGCCGCAATTTTCAAATTGAATTCGGGATTGCAGAAAACGCTTGTAATGTCGATCAAAGAATTGCAAGCGCACGGGCAAAAATATTCCGACGACTACGCGAACAAGTGGGGGAACGGCGAAGGCCCGCAATTTCATGTCATGGCCCAGAAAACACCTTTCAAATTGCTTTTGGATAAATACGGCGTGAAATCTAGCGCATTGACAAAAGTTATTCGATTGGATCAGGCGTTAATAGACGACAACGGCGAACCGGATTATGTCGATAACCAGAACGGCAGAACGAAGCCGGAAAACCCGGAAGAAACGTTGAAGGAATTGAAATCGTTGTTTCTGGAGTTGGAACAAAAAATTCCTTCAAAATATTTTCAGCGTTGGCAAATGATTATTGACGACAAAGAAGAAGCGAGTTACGAAACTTTAAAAACCGAATTGGAAAACCTAAAAAATCAATAAAATGGCGTTATCAAATATTAGAATTAGTTCCGTATCATCTAGCGAAATCGTAAACATTTGCGGCGAAGGAAAGGCAAAGGATTCGGTTTCAGTAACATTCTACACCTACATCAAAAAGAAGCGTTACGAATATTATTTAAAACAGAAACTTGAAAGCGATGTTGATACGTTTAATTTTGCGTGGGGAAAAGTAGCGGAAGTAATAGCACACAAATTGTTGTCTGCTGATTACCGTTTTCAATCTGAAAACACAATTCCGCACCCGTCAATTTTAGGTTGGGTTGGAACGCCGGACGGCGAACGCTTCAAAGAAATTTTGCGAAAACTTATAAAAATTTCAGTTACCGACATAAAATGCCCGGCAACGCGATTGGCTTTTATGGATTTGATAGTTGAACTTTACGAATATGACGGCGAAAAGTCAGTTCCGAAAAACATTGTCGAAATGAAAAAAGGAATTTTCGCGGCATTGGTTGAAGATACTGACAATAAAATTATGCAAATTATACGAAACACGGCTTCGGACGGCGATAAATATTATTGGCAAATTTTAAGTAATGCGTGTATTGAAGATACACCTTACGGCGAATTGATTGCATATTGTCCGTATTTTGAAAATCTGCAAACAATCATTGATTACAACATTAATTTGAAAATTCCATACAATCCAATCATCTACAAAAAACCGGAAGAAATGCCGCATATTTTGAAAGAATCGGGATTGTTGGAATTGAACATTATCAGGTTCAAAGTAAGCGAAAAAGACAAACAGTTTTTATCGATGCGCGCAAGAATGGCAACCGAAATTATCGCAATGAGCAGCAAAGATTACAACGAATTGATCGGCAGAAAAGACAAACATCAGGAAGCAGTTATAATCGATTTCATCAAATCCAAAACAGGCGAAGAAATTAAGTATTTCAAAAAAGAAGCCGCGTAATGATAGAAACAAAACACGTTGCGCAATATTTGCCGCACGATGTTTGCTTTACAGACGGAAACAGAATTTTACGGTTGAAGCAAATAAACGTTCATGGTGAATTTAAATTATCGGGTGAAACACACGTTCAAAATCTAAAATTCAGCAAGTACCAAATAATGTTACGCCCGGCTTCGGATATTTCAAAAGAGATCGAGCCGGGTTTTAACCCAATCGTTGAGTTGGCGAAAATTGCGGGGCTTATTGCTGCGGACGAAACCAATTGGCGAATTGCTGAAGGTTCATTGATTTTTCAAAAGAACGGCAAAACCTACGCTTTTTATTATTCTGGAACGTCGTTTTCGTGCCACACGTTGAGCGAAAAAGAGCCGGAATATATATCAATACCGCTTCAAACAAAATTGTTCAAATTATTGTATCATTTGCATTTTGAAGTCGATATTCCAAAAGGAAGTTGGATTGAAATAACAGAATAACTATTTTATTATGACAGAAAAAATACAAAAAGCGTGGATTGACGCAATTGGAAAAGAGGAATTTGAATCAATAAAAAACGACATTGACAATGACGGAAAAATGATTTACGATTATGAATTATACGGCGAATGCAGGGACGTTTTTGAAATGAAAGAAATGCGCGATACTTCGCCGCCATTTGAAAAAACATATTTTATAAAACCGAAATCGCTAAACGATCATGGCAAGACACCCGAAGAAATAGAAGCGTTAAAAAAGGAATGGGCGCACGATCCAATTTGGGACATTTACGAAACGGAAGGTTTCGAGGAACACCGCGAAGAATTGAAAAAATTTCAAGACGAATATTGGGCAGAAGCAAAAGCCGAAAGGCAGGAAGAATTAAAAGAATTTGCCGAAAAAATCGGAATTCCAGGAAACACAAAATTGGCGGAATACATTCAGTTTTTGGAATCAAAAATTGACAGGATGAAAGATCAACTAAACCTTTAAAGATGAAAAATTACATTTTGATTTTATTATTGCTCCCGGCTGCGGGATTTGCTCAAACGCTTGCGCAAGTTATGAACGTGCCGGATTCGTTGGTTATATATGAACGTGAAGTTTCGGACGAAAGCAGCGCAATTTTGAAGTACGGCGACACGATCGTAATTGAAGGCGACACAATCGAAGTCGTGAAAATGATGTTCAAAACCATTGAGGAAAAAGAAAAACATTCAGAATATTTGCGCGGCAAATTGTCCGAACTTCGGGACGCTTTGGATAAATCGACATATTTTGCGAATTCAGTTCCAGACTTTTTTAAGAAAGGCAAAAATTGGAACAAATATTTAGCAGCATTGAGAAAACAGAATTATAATTACAATTCTAAAAAACGCAGAAAATGAACACACTACACCTGAATTTACACGGCAAATGGTTCGACATGGTTTTGTCTGGTGAAAAGCCGGACGAATACCGGGCGTTAACTGAATATTGGGTTAAGCGACTAATTGATTGGTCCGAATATCCAAAGGAACAAAAAGACGACACGAAAAATTTTGCAGAAGATATAATTTACGATTTGACGGTAAACAAACACCCGTTCGATGAAGTTTTGAAAGGTTATTTTGCGAAAGAAAAGCACTACGACACAATCACATTTTCAAACGGATATTCAAAAAAAAAGACGACAATTTACAATTGAATATTTGGGTTTGAAATTTGATTTTGGCGACCAGAAATTAGGTGCGCCGCTGTTCGATGAAGTTCTTATTTTGAATTTAGGAAAAGTAATTTGTAAAAATATATACTGTTAACATGGATTGGGAAGCAACAATAAATTCGTTAATAGAAGTCGCGCACCGGACCGGGTGTTACCCGGAACGAATCGTTTTGAATAAATTCACCTACGATTTGATAATAGCAGGCAAAGGCGATTGTTTGGAAAATAACCGAAGTGTAATTTGCGGGCTTCGGGTGAAGTTTGACAATTCATATAGAAACCAGAAAAAGATAGTTTTAGAAATTGATAGCGGATTTTAAAATGAAAAGAAAAATTTTAATAGCGGTTGGCTGCGAAGCATTCGCATTACGCCGGGCAATGGAAGCGGTAGCCAGAAAAACAGAATCGGAAATATTTGTTATTGCAGATTGCCCGGAGGTAAAAATATGTCCGAATTCAGGACTTATAGGAATAATTTCGCCAAAGTGGATTTTAAAGCAGGCGAAGCCAGAAAGCGAAGGAAGCAAATTTATTGGAAACCCAAAACGAAATTATAAAAACAGATGAAAATTCACGGAAACCCAGACGAAACAAATTTTGACGAATCACTATTGCCGCTGTTTGAAGCAATGAAAGCCGGAAAGGTTATCGCTTCGGTAACTTGCATGAAAGGCACTATGAATAAAAACAATCGAGAATTCGACTTTGAAATAAAAGATTTCACCGCGTCGGATTATTGGGTTAGTGCCGGAAGCAGTAACGAAACCGGATTAGTAGATTATATTGATACGGACAAAAGATCATTTTACATGAATTGGATAATAAAATTTGAAATATAATCGATGAACATTACCGAAAAGATCGCCATAACGCAGGAAAACAATTTAGAGTTAATGAAGCGTTACCCGGACAAATATTTTGACGTTGCGATTGTAGATCCGCCCTATGGCATCAGCGAAAAATCGTATCGAAAAACACCAGGTAAAACCGCAGCGGCCAAAAAGAAAAATTACAATATGAATTTGTGGGATCAGGAAAAGCCGTGCGCGGAATATTGGGCCGAACTCGTCCGGGTTAGCAAAAATCAAATCGTTTGGGGCGGGAACTATTTCACCGATTTTTTGCCGCCGTCGAGAAATTGGGCCGTTTGGGACAAATGCACAAAAGACAGTCTTTTTGCCGACGTGGAATTAGCTTGGACTTCTTGGAACAATTCGGCGAAACTTTTTACTTTCCGTTGGAACGGTATGTTACAGCAGGATATGAAAAATAAAGAGGTCCGAATACACCCGACACAAAAACCCGTTGGATTGTATAAATGGCTGTTAGAAAATTACGCGAAGCCGGGCGACAAAATACTCGATACGCATTTAGGTTCTGGTAGTATCGCGATCGCGTGCCATGATTACGGATTTGAATTGACGGCGTGCGAAGTTGACGAAAAGTATTTCAACGACGCGATCAAAAGAGTAACGGACCACGTAGGCCAACAAAAATTATTTTGACGTGAAACTAAAAGAGATCAAAAAAATAAAGCAATTTATAAACGAAACATTTGATTCGGATATAATGGCGGACAACAGAAAGTTGAATAACGTCTTTGGCCGCATGGCCTTTGTTAATTTGATCTTATCAGTTTCAAAACATACCTCGTTAGAAAAAATCGGAAGTTTCCTAAATCGAGATCATGCAACAATTGTGTATTATCAAAAAACGCACGAAAGCGAAATTGTCAACAACGCGTATTACAGGGAAAAATACAAAGTCATTTGCAAGAAGTTTCCGAAATCAGATTTTGACAAAAAAGAAACCGAACTTACTGTAAGTCAAATAGGGTTCAGGCGCGGAAGCGGGAAGCCAATTTTCTACGGATTAAATAGCAAATACACGTTGAACGGAAACCATTTTAGCACGAAGCAATTAAGAGCGATTGCCGATTACATCGACGCAAACCCGGAAATATTATGAAAACAATAACTTTGGAAATAGACGACAACGATTTGATCGTAAACAAAGGATTGGACGCGCTCGAATTGCTGCTTCCGATTTTGAAAACTTCGATCACCGTTGAAAAGAGAAAAAACCGCAAAGGCGCAACGGGAATCACGCGGGTAAAAAAAACGCCGTTCAATGCAAAAGCGGAATTGATGAAACTTGTTGACAACGAACAAATCGTTGACGACTATTTAACCGTGAGAAAAGAGAAACGCGGCGTATTTACTAAAACTGTTCTGGAATCATTGCTTCGGGATTGTCAAAATTACAACATCGACTTATTAACAATCATGCGAATTTGTATTTTAAAAAATTGGCGCGGGTTTGAGTACGATTGGTTGAAGCCGGAAGATTTTATAAAATTCGGAATAAAAAAAGTTACCAAAGCAAAAGCCGCCGCCGCAAAAGCACAGCCACAGCAGCAGGCCAAATTATCGGAAAAAGAATTATACGAAAACGAAATGAAAGTTCGGGACGAGATAAACGATATTTTTGAGAAATTCAAAACATCAGGCCTATTGCCGCTAACTTCGGCGTGGGTTTTTGACGCATTGGTTGATCGAAAAAAAATCCACATGACGGGAAATAAAGAAATTACAGATTATTTTGATTTGAAGCGCGAAGAAGCGAGGCAGCAATTGGAAACACGTAAAAAAGGCAACACACAAACGATCGGGAGCCTTTTAAGCACAATACTTGTCGATAAGGTAGATATTGAGGTTAAAATGAAAAAGATCGTTTTACGCGAGTTTTTCGAGAAAAAACAATTATTGAAAATCGAAAAAATATTTGAAACTAAAAAAATATAAAATAAATTATAATATTATAAAATATTTTATATATTTGCCTCAACAAAAACATTTTTACATTATGCAAAGAATCACACTAAAAGACAATGCCGCGTTAGTAAAATTGGCGGCGTTTCTGAAATTGTCGGAACAGGAAGTTACCGACATAGTTTTGAAAGAATTCGAGGACTGCGGTTACATCGCGGGCGACATGGACGATTGCGGAAAAACATTTTTGCAAATCTGCGAAGAAAACAAAATTTCAAGTCTGCATATCGCGCAGAAACTTTTTAAAATCACGGTCAACGATGCGCGGATAATGAAGTTTATTACGGATTTGACAATTTGGGGTTATGCTCACGAATGTAAACTTTGCGGCTGCGAGTTGGAAACGGAAACCGACGGTTTCGATCAACACGAATGGGTAGAGCAAAAATGTACAAACCCGAATTGCGATTATTCAACAACGACAGAACCAGACTTTGAAACAAAATGAGAGAGCCAGAAATATTTAAGCCAATACCAGACTACGAAAAACTTTATTGCATTTCCAATTATGGAAATGTAAAGTCGTTAAGAACAGGAAAGTTTTTAACGTTGCAGTTGAGTAAAAAAGGATATTATAGGGTTACTTTGTCTAAAAATAACAAGTCGAAAACATTTACAACGCATAGAATTGTAGCCGAAATATTTGTTCCAAACCCAGACGAAAAACCGCAAGTGAATCACGTAAATGAAATCAAAACAGACAATTTTTATAAAAACCTGCAATGGGTTACGAATTTGGAAAACAATCATTTTGGAACTGCTAGAGAAAGACAGATTGAAAAAATGATTAACGGTAAATTATCAATTCCGGTAAATCAATATTCATTAGACGGAAAATTGATAAAGGAATTTTCTTCAATAGCGGAAGCCGCTAGAAGCGGATTTATAAGTACGCACATATCGAAATGTTTAACCGGAAAATTTAAGCAACACAGGGGCTTTGTTTGGAAAGAAAAAATAATAATATGAACCCAAATGAATTAAGAATAGGGAATTTGTTTCACCCAATAGCGAGAGGCGGAAAAATACATTTGCCGATTTGGAATATTGTTAACAAGGTCGTGGCGTTAGAATTATTTGAAGTTCGATTTGTAGCAGCGGAAGAAAACGCGGTACAAGTGAAGCACAAAAAAATAAGTTATTCAGATTGCAGCCGAATTGAATTAACTGAAACGTGGCTTTTAAAATTCGGGTTTGAATATATCACAATGGGAATTTTTAAAAGGAACGATTTCGCCGTTATAAAATGGGAAGAACAGCCGTGCGAGTTCAAACAATGGAACGCAGACGGGACGCAAAGAAAAACGATTTATTTAAAATACGTTCACCAATTGCAAAACCTACATTTCGCATTAACGGACGAAGAATTAACCATAAAAAAATAATTATGTCAGATCAAAGATTTTTAGTACAGGCAGAATTTTACGTTTACGGAAAAGACGCGGAAGCCGCAAACCGAAAAGCGAAAAAGATAACCGCCAAAATCGAAAAGAAGCACGACAACAGCGCGGCGGTAAGCGGAATTTTTAAACAGGATTTCGCCCGCGCCGCCGAACCAGAAAACTTACTTAAATAATTTCACATGGAAAGGTTTACGATTGAATGGTTTACGGAAAGGCTTTTAGAATTAGGTTTTGAAAGTTATTTAGGCAAGAAACTTGAGTTCGTCAGATATAATCCCGGTTGGGACTACAAATGTTTCATAAGCCTACATATTCCGATAAAACCGAATTATCATAATAGGTTGAGTTACAAAAGCGAAGTAACTAACGCGAAAGTGAATTTAGTAATTTGCCCAGATACAAAAAGGGGAATTGTTGAACTATTTAATATTTTAGGAGAACCACTAATGATAGGTGATAATTTCGTTGAGGGCTACGGATTTAAGAAACGTTAAAGTTATACATTTGTAAAAAATTAAATAACAACATGAAAGGCGAAGCATTAATAAAACAGGAACGACACGAACAAATTCACAAACACGGCTTCAGTTTGCAGCGTGATTATGAATCGTATCAGGAAGGCGAATTAGTTCAGGCAGCGTTATTCTGCGAAGAACAAGCGGAAATTGAAAAAGGCGACCACGAAAACCAGAAGTACCCGGAATTGTGGAACAAGCATTTTGAAAACAAAATTCGTGAGAAAACCAAAATTCAAAAATACACCGTTGCAGGCGCGTTTTATTTGGCGGAACACGAAAGGACAGGCGACAACATTTACTTGCGTAAAATGAAAGCCATTGCACGAAAAATCAACAAACTTTTATAATTATGTCAAAACCGAAAATCAAATTTGAGTTGTTCGCGCCGGAAAAGGTGAAAATTACGGACAACGTTGTTGAAATATCTTACTACAATTTAGAAGATACCAACACAATAGAAAACCCAAAAAGCGACAACCGACCGCACCCGAAATTGATTGGTGCGCTTTACGATTTGCGCGAAATAATGGCGAAAGCGTTAAGCAACTTAGACGGTTGGGAATTCGCAAGGGAAGCAGCCAGAAAAGACGTTGCACCGGGCGGAATGTTAGAACAAGCCGTTGCAGGATATAAAAAGCGCGTTGACGATCACAACGTAACCGGGTTGTATTTCATCACGGGCGAACACAAAGGAATTCAAATTACAGGGTCGGTTAAAAGCGAATTGAGCAGCACCGGACTAGCTGCGCCGAAAATATATTTCGACAAAGTTGTTTACGGTCCGCAGGCGGAAGAATTGGCGGAAAAAGTTCGCGAAAGAATGTATGCGTTTCTATTTCAAGGCGAATGGATTGCGCCGGAAGAAAAGAAGAAAAAAGCAAAGGAGAAAAAGACAGAAGATCCGGCGCAAACGTCAATTCTGGATGCGAATCAGCAGACAGAAAAATAATATAAATTCGCCGTTTTCAAATTGAATTCGGCGAATTATTTATATAATGAAAAAGCAAAACTTTAAGTTACGAAATTGCGATTATTCGCAATGTAACAAGGAATATAAGCAGTATAATTCTTTGGTACGGCATTGTTCGGGTAAATGCAAAGCGAAAGATTCGGAGCAGAAAATAAAGTATTTTTTAAACTTCAAAGGTGAAAAAATAGAAATCGATCCGCCGACAAAATTCAAAGAAAAAACGTTAGGCGAATTGGAAATTGAAGCCAAAGAAGTATTTCAAAAATTCATTCGATTACGCGACGCGTTTTTAAATTGTATTTCCTGCGATACCTCAAAATCTTTAATCTGGAACGCAAGCCATTTTTTTAAGTGCGAATTATTTTCGGGGTTGATATTCGACGAACGGAACGCACACAAATCATGTCAGCATTGCAACGTCGATTTAGACGGGAATTTGAAAGAATATCGCAAAGGATTAATTGCCAGGTTCGGGATTGATTACGTTGAAAAACTAGAAGCCGAAGCGAACGCGAAGCGGGTTTATAAATTCACGAAAGGCGAATTGATTGCCATAAAATTGAAGTATCAAATTAAGATTAAAGAACTTTTAAAAAATGGCTAAAAAGAAATTCATATACGAGCCAAAACAGGAAAATTTTTTATTGCCATTTGAAACCATTATTGACGTAGTGGCGACGAAAGGCGACAAAGTTGTAATTCAAAAAATGTCGTTTTTGCAGGCAATAACCATGAAGAAAACGAAAGGTTGGTATTACAGAAATTATAAGGAAGGCGCATACGCATTAACAGTTTAATTATAAAATAAAAAATCATGGACATTATCGGAAAAGTGATTCACATTGGCGACACAAACCAAAGAAGTGAAAGTTTTAAAACTAGGGACATTGTAGTTGAAACAGACGAACAGTACCCGCAGTAAATCGTTATTCAATTCGTACAAGATCGCGTTGAATTATTGAATAACTACAAAATTTTAGACATTGCGCAAATCGATTTTAATTTGCGCGGAAAGTCATGGGAAAACCCGCAAGGCGAAACGATTTGGTTCAATACGTTGCAAGGTTGGAGAATCAAAAAATTGAATGCAGCACCAAGCACGGAAAGCGCGGTTGACAAATACTAGATGAAAAACAGCCCGCAGGAAGCACCGCCGCAGCCGAACAACTTAACAGAGGAAGAACACGACGACCTCCCGTTTTAAAAATTTCAAAAAAATATAAAATAAATTATATTATTATAAAATATTTTATATATATTCGCTTCAACAAAACATTATTATCATGGCGAAAGCATACGATTTGGCTACTCAATTGGGAGTTGAATGTATTCTTATTCCTTAAAAGTTCTATGGTAAGCGGGAGTTTCTCTCGTTTGCCTATAATGTATCGGGGCTTTGCGTAGTAGCTCTTAGTAAAAACTTAAAATTAATCACGATACTTGATAGGGCTATTACGTAAAGCCTTTGTTATGTGTCGTTAAATTTAGAAGCACAATGTTTAAAATAGGACAAAAAATAGTTTGCATAAAACCCGATGATTTTGGGTATTTAGTAAGGGATGAAGTTTATGAGATAAGAGGATTTTGTTATGGTGGTGAAGGTGTTCATTTAAAAGGAATATACCCCATCCAAAATATGGATAATGGCTTTTGGATAAATAGATTTCGTCCAATAGATGATAGTTGGGTAGAAGAACTTTTATGCAAACTAATGTCAGAGGTAGAGGATGATGAGTTGGTGTCTGCTTAATGGCACATAACGAGTTATCGATAGGCGCAGTAGCGACCAAGCGGACTGTATTCCTTCCGCTTAAAATAAAATGAATGCGTGAAAACAAATTATAAACCTAACGAATACCAGCTATTGCGCTTATTGGCGGTTAGCGGTTCGTTGCAAAACTTAATATTATGATTATTACTGATGTTTTTTATGGATTAAAATGCAACCGTTGTGGCGAACAATATGATGATGGCGAACATTCCTTTTGGAGTGATGAATCAGCAGCTTTTGAAAATGCTTCGGAATCGGGGTGGATAGAACAAAAAGGTGGAAAACATTATTGCGAAAATTGTTTCAGCCACAATGAAGATTCTGATGAAGTAACAATTTTTGATGATTTTCCAGAGCATCTTGAAATATTAAATAAATTCATTGACCGCGTTGCTTTTGCAACTCAAAGAAATGTTTTTGAAAAAAATTCTGAATTTTTGGTAAAATGTAGATTGTATAGACATCCAAAACTGAAAGATTACGAGGCTGAATTTATCAAACAACTTTTGGGTGAAAAGTTTATATCAATCGAATACATAGTAGGCAAATACAACTCTACTGATTGTCTTATAAAATTCAAAGTGTAATTTTTTATGCGGTCGTTCTGGCAATGACCGCTAACGTTAAAGCATATACGCAATGTGGGACTTATAAAAACTAAATTTTAAATTATGCAGAAAAGTTTATTTGAAAACCAAAACATTGTTGAAGCACTACCCCCCACATTGCGTATATGCAGTGTTAGCGGTTGTTCTTCTCCGAAAATAATACTTCATCTTTGTGCTGATTTAGGTTCGGATAGTTTATTTTACCAATTATCAGATGAGTATGAAGTCATAATGATAGGCGAAGATATAGGAGTTGAAAATTACACACCACCACCAAATGTTTATGGAATAATAGCAAATCCTGTATGCACTGAATTTTCAACTGCAAACGGATTTCATAAACAAAATGATTTAGAAAAAGGTATGTTTTTAGTAAATCATTGTTTAAGGATAATTGAAGCTGCAAAACCTAAATGGTGGGTAATTGAAAACCCTGCAAATGGTAGATTAAAAGAGTTTTTAGGTAAGCCAAAACTTATTTACCAACCTTGGGAATATGGAAGCCCTTGGACTAAGAAAACAGCGTTGTGGGGTGAATTTAATATACCACCTAAAAAGTACACAGATTGGAATAAAGTGCCTAAAAACGATAAACTTTATATAAGACCTGGGCGACCAAAACCTGCACTTGCTTTTTTGCATAAATCAGCAGTTGATTTAATACCTGAAATGCAATGGGCAAAAGATAAAATAAAATGTGATGCTGATATACGCTCGATGTGTTCTGCTGGATTTGCAGAGGCGTTCTTTCAGAATAACCGCTAACGGTTTGCGTGTATAAGAAGTGGCGGATTTAGAAACCAAAACTTTCAGCAAACGCAGAACTTAATTAGAATTACAAAACTTTAAATTAACCGAGAACCCGCCATTTTTTATA